TAATTCAGCAATGGGTAGAGTTTATAATTACATGGCTCTATCTGTAGCTGTAAGTATGATTGTGAGTTTGGCCGTAGCATCAAGTCCAGCCGCGATGGCAATCTTTTTTGGACCTATTACAAAATGGATTACTATTTTCGCTCCATTGCTTTTTGTATTTTTGGTTCCACTTGCTATTAATGCCGGTATTCCAAAAGAAGGAGCCCTTGCCCTACTTTTGGCATTTGCAGGTGTCATGGGTCTAAGCTTAAGCGGTTTAATTGCTATGTTCACTGGATATAGCATTGTTACTGCGTTTATGGGCGCGGCTGTATTATTTGGAACAATGAGCCTTTATGGTTATTTTACTAAACAAAGTTTGGATAATTGGGGCAAATATTTGATTGTAGGCTTGATTGCAATCATTATTTGTAGTATAATTAATGTGTTCATTGGTAGTAGCCTAATGCAAACTATCATTTCAGCCGTGGCAGTTATTCTTTTTATGGCATTAACTGCATACGATACTCAACAAATTCGTGAACAAGTTAGTGTTGTAGGTGAAGATCATCGTGCTGAAATTTTAGGGGCATTGAGTCTATATATCAATTTTATTAACATTTTCACTAGTTTACTTCAACTATTTGGTACTAAGGAAGATTAATGGCTCAACGTGTTCGTTATTGGAGTTGTACTAAATTTGCCGATTGGCTTAGAGGAACTCCTAAACAAGGTGCACTAACCGCAGAAGGTTGGCGTGACTGGAGAAAGGATGCTAAATCAAAGTATCCCTATCGTTACTGGTTGGCCGAGGAGGGGTTGGATCATATCCAATCCTTCCTTTACTGGCCTATTGATCGATTATACGATGTAAAATATTATATTAATAATCGTTGGGTCAGTCGAACTCATAGTCTTACTGCACATCCTCGAGATATCAAGCCCGGACAATGGCAAGATATTGGATATCGCTTTTTACCTTGTCTTTTTAACGAATTGGTCAACTATGTTGAAGTTGAATTGGCTTGGTGGCATCTTGCTTGGGAAGATAAGGAAGAGCGTAAAAAATATAATGCTCCGTGGTGGAGATTCGGCTGGTGGAATATGCGTCTATGGCGATGTCCACAGGCTGGTCTAGATAACCTTAAATGGCAAAGTGAATTGGTTTGGAAAGAAGAAGAGGTTACTGATCCCGAACTTATCGGAAAACCTACCTATCAGGCCGAACGAGCAAAAGAAGTTCTAGCACTATACAAATGGTGGACCGAAGTATATCCAAATCGTCCAGATCCTCATGATGCTAGTGGTTGGACAGAATACTGTGCTCGTAAGCGTGAAATTAACGGTGATAAAGATTTGGATTGGTTTTGTGATGATAAAATTTCTCCAGAACTTAAAGAGTTTGGACATACAGCATTGAATAAAAGTCAAGAAATAGAAGAAGCCTACGAAAAAGAGGATGAAGAAATGTTGATCCGTTTAATTAAAATTCGCAAATCTCTTTGGACTTAAAAATGGTTAGCAAAAGCCCCGGTAGAATGACTTTTCAAAAAGAAAAGTACATCAAGCGTCAAAAAGAAAACGGCGAGGATCCCAGTCCCGAATATCTTGATTTTTTCGATAAATCATTAGAACAGTATGACACTAGATTTGACAATCCAGAATCACGAAAAAATAATCTAGAATACGATTTATTGACTACAGATTGGATTTTAGAAAAAACTAGAAGTAGTGAATACTATGCCCAAAATCTGTATGCTGCATTCTGTAATAATAGTTTTACCAAACTTGATGTAATTCCTATTTTAACAGAACAAGAATGGAGTTGCTCTTGGCGCTATGCCGGTGGTATTGTAGCAGATATGCGACAAGAGGGCGATTATATCGATTGGTACTGTTCGGGTATTAGAGATCGTCATCCATCTTCAGGTGAAGAAGAAAATTGGACCGATGAACAAAAGCAATTGTGGGAAACTGTCTTTTCTAAATATGTTCCAGAAGGCATGATCACTGAAGAAATCAAACAAGACCTAAAAACTCTAGGTTGGGTTGCCGCCAAAGGCGGAGATTGGGAACATTTTGAATAAACCTATTATACTTACTGAAGCAAAATGGGGACTACTACATAGACAATTGGCGAAAGACCATCCTAGTAGTGTAATTCTCATTCGAGAAAAAATGAAAGTTGTTCTAGGGTTTACAGTTAGATGGCATGAAGAATGGATCTTGGATATAGGTACATCACGCAGGAATTTTGAAAAAAAGATCTGTTTGGATTTTTACAATGAACCAAAACGCACGATGTTCTTGTTAAAATACGGAGAATTTCTAAATGACCACTAATGCATTTATTTTTTCTTGGGACCATCATGGTATTGAAGGTATTATCCCCATCACTCAATATGAGCATTGGGATAAACAAAATTTAATTAGAATCCTAAAAGAAGAGCGAACTGAAAAAAATCCACTAGATCATATCATTAGAAATCTAATTCTAAGAGCACAATTCAATAGTCAACGTCATTATGAAATTTATGCTATCGATTGTGATTCTACACTTGATGAAAAGTTTTGGCGCAATCAATGGGAAGAATATCCACAAGAGACCGCTGACCTAATTAGACAACGTGGTCATAAATTATTCTCAAACAGAAACACAATAGTACCGGTTATTGTTTAATTTGATTGACTTTGTCATAAATTGAATATATAATTACTACTATATACTAACTTTTAGGAGCACAGATGGCTACTGCATTGAAACGTCAAAAAGCTCATGCTGTTCTACAAAATTCTAAAAAAGATAGAAGTCCAAAATGGGATGGTGCAGAAACTTGGTCTGGTGAACAATTCCATAAACATTTTAGAGATTCTATGGATTGGTATCGCTTAGAAAAAAGTGCCAAAGAACTAAAACCACAAGTAATCAATTGGATGGGTAGAAATAGTTTTGATAAAGATCTAATCGATGCTTTTAAGAAAACAAAAGATTCTCGTAGTCATTTTACTATGGGCGCTATTGCTGCCAACTTGAATAATGGTATGCCTTCTGTTCATCCAGCGTTCAACAAAGGACGTAATAGTGCCGAATGGCTGAAAAAGGAAATTCTAACAATTATAAATGAAGGACAAGAAGATCCAGACGAGACCGAAACAAGTAAAATTCTAGTTAAACCCCCAGAATTAATTATTTCTATACAGGACAGAATTAAAGATCAAGCAGGTGTTGCTAGCGAAGAACTAGATGCTGCAATCGATTCTTGGATTAATGATCCAGAAAATTTTGATCCAAAATCATTTAAGGTTATTAATCTGTTGCGTGGGAAACATGTTAAGGGTGCTCAAAGCAGATATATTAAATCATATTTCCAAAACAGTTATAATGAACTATTAGAATTGTCAAGTGGAGAAGCCGATGAGCAACTTCGAGAGGCATACAGACATAACAGTCGTCGTAATGTTAAAAAACTTATTGAATTTTATGAAATGATTATGACAGCATGTGATCAAATTGCGGCTGAACAAAAAGTTCTTAAAAAACCACGTGCTAAGAAAGTAAAGCCAGCGGAAGATTTAATCAAAAAACTTAAATTTTGTATTAGAGATGATAAACTAGGGTTAGTTAGTGTCCCCCCGGCAGGTATTATTGGTTCAAACAGTTTGGTTTTGTATAATACAAAAACTAGAAAGTTGGCCTATATTATCAGTAAAAATTCAAATGGTCTAAGTGTAAAAGGTACATCACTTTTGAATTTTAGTGAAAAAAGTGTTCAAAGAACTTTAAGGAATCCAGCTGTTCAACTTAAAGAATTTAAAGAACAAAATACTCAAAAAAGATTCGAAACTTGGTTTGGTAAATCAGTTAAAACTACCGAAACTGCTCATTCTGGACGTATAAACGAAGATGTAGTTATCTTAAAAATTTACAGGTAATAGTATTATGACCTTAGCAGACGAAAGATATCGTAGTCTAATTCAAACTAAAAAGTTTCTTATAGGATTGCAAAGTCCTATGATGACCCCAAGAGTGCCAAAAACGATCAGACAACAAGCAAGATCATTACTGCGTCATTGGCCAGATGATTATCACCTGGAGTTAATAACAGAGAAAATTCCGGAACATTTTGCAAAAGATCTCGAACCACTATATCGTATGATTAAAAAATATGAGCAAGACAAAAATGACTAATAATATTTTGTTTTCGGTCACTGCCAAAGACTGTGATTGGAGTTACACCAAAGGCACAGGTGCCGGTGGTCAAAAACGTAACAAAACTAGTTCTGCTGTACACTGTAGTCATCGTGCAAGTGGTGCTCATGGATACAGTGAAAGTAGTCGTAGTCAACATGACAACAAAAGAGATGCTTTTGTAAAAATGGCTTCAACTGATAAATTCCAAAAATGGAGCAAAATTGAAGCTATGAAACGTTGCGGAATACTAGATGAAATTGACCGTAAGGTTCAGGAAGAATTGACAAAAGTTAAAATAGAAATTAAAATAGATGGAAAGTGGACTGAAGTAAAAGAACATATGTTAGTAGATGATCCCGAAGATTTTAGAATTGAATGGTTACAGGAACAATCATGAAAATAGGCCTTTCGTTCAGCAGATGTGTTCGAGATATTGTAGAAGGCAAAGTAGATATCAAAGATGTACTTGTCATAATTGCTCGAACAGATTTTGATCCCAGAGATCAAAAACAATGGGATGGTATTTGGCAAGGTTATGGTGGCGGTTATACCGCAGGAAGTCCATGGTCAATGCCAGAATGGAGCAATTTTTCTACACAGGATGAAGAGAGGGTTCGTTCGGTCAGTATTGATTTATGGAATCAGGGAAAATTACATCAACCTAGACAATTTGGTGCTCGTCCTGGTCGTTTGCCCTATTATTGGCTAGAAGTAGGACCTTCACAGGAAGATATGGAAAGCCATCCTGCTGTTAAAAAAGCTTGGGAAAATTTTCAAATTATTGCCGGATTGACTGATCAAAAATAAATCAAGGAAGATTTTTAATGAAAGCTATTACTTTAGATTGGGAAACAGCATCAAGAATTACCTGCGCTAATTTAAAAGAATATAGAACTTACTTGAAAAAAGAACTTAGTAATTACAAAAAAGGTCAATGGTTACATCCAGAAGATGTCGAAAAAAATAAAGAAGTTATTAAAGCTATCGACATTGTTATTGCTCAATTTGAACATTAATAAGATTATGGAAAAAACTGCATCAATTCAAAAAATTTATAAAGTCCGTAATACATACAAACGCACTGACATTTTATTTTCCGATTTCGATAGGTTAAAGAAAATTAAAATCAAGCGTAAACCTAAACACAAAAACAAAATTCTAACTTTTGAAGATTAAAGAGGAAATTATGATTGATCTTAAAACATGGTTTGAAACTGTAGATTATAGAATCACAGAAGGAACACAATACCAATGGAACTGTTTCGGTGATAAAGCTTATTCTTTATCTAGTTGGAATGGAGACCACGACGGATATAGCTTTAATGTTGTGTTCGACACCGATACTCAAGAAGTTTATGTTATCGAGGCATGCGATTATAAAAATAATAATGCATACCGTATTATCAATCCCAAATACAAAAATCTGTATAATACAGAAGTTCTAAATAATAAAGTAGATGATACCGCATGGGAAGACGTCAAATGGGTTGATTTAGAACTTGTAGAGGATTGGATTAGCAAATCTAAATCAATTAGGCTCGGCGAAACTTACGACACCAGAGTCTCTTTTCCAATCGAATTGTCAGATTCAGAGTTGTTAGTGCTTTTTAAATTAGCTCACGAAGCAGATATGTCATTGAATAACTATGTGGAGAAAATGCTTAGAAAATTTTTGAATATTACTGATTAAAGTTAAATATTTTCTCCCTTAAGATAAAGTAAATAATACACTTATGGGAGAACATTATGGCAACTAAATTAGAGTTAACAATCATTTTTATAGGCGCTGTTTTAGGTTGGTTATTATTTCTGTATACCGCTATTCAAATCATAATTACAAGAAAAAGAGAAATTCAAATTATACAAAAAATTAAATCTGATTTTGAATTACTTAAATCAGATATTTCTAAAATAACTGTTGACATAAAAAAATAATTAAATATAATTTTAACAGCGGTCTTGGCATCACCCCGCTTTATAAATTCTGCTGTCATCAAACTTACTCAAGGAGGCAAGAGATGGCAAAAACATCCACACAAGAGTTAATACGTCATATGGAACAAAACTTTCCATATCGTGGCCCAATTACATATAAATTCACCAGTACTAAAGAATATCACGACACATTTCCCTGTGCATATCGTCAATGGCGTGCCGATAGTCACTGTAATTTAATCCACGGTTATAGTTTTTCAATGAAGTTTTATTTCGGGACTAATGATCTCGATATTCGAAATTGGGCTGCTGATTATGGTGGTCTAAAAGAACTTAAAAAAATATTAGAAGACCAATTTGATCATACTTTACTTGTAGCACAAGATGATCCAGAATTGGAAACATTCAAATTATTACAAGAAAAGAAAATGGCTAAACTAACCATTCTACCGAAACTAGGATGTGAAGGTTTAGCCGATATGCTTTACAAATTTGTTAATGGAGTGTATATTCCTGATATGTGGGGACCTGGAGAAGCTGAACGACTCTGGTGCTTTCGCGTAGAAGTAAGAGAAACTCAAAACAATATGGCTTTTAGAGAAGGTCACCGCGAATGGAATGAAGATTTGTTCGCATAAATTTTAAAAAAGGAAAAAAATGAGTACAACTATTTTACATGATAAATTTCACGAAAATCCATTGATGAGTATTGATCATAAAACTCTTTATTGGATTATTGGTCTAAGTGCCACCCTAATTATGTCAATGACTGTGGCAGATTTTGCTGCTGCAAAATTTCTAGATTTTGGTTGGGTTGTAACACCCGCAGGTGCATTACTGTTTGCAATAGTATTTGTAGTTCGTGATATGTTACACAAATTAGCAGGTGCTGCTATTACTCAACGAGTTATTTTGATAGGCGTAGTTTTAAATCTACTAATTGCCGGGTTTATGTATTTGATGACATTTATTCCAGCACCTGCATTTAGACCCAGTGTAAATTTTGATGCAGTTTGGAAATTAAGCTTAGGTATTGTAATCGGATCCGAAATTGCTACTGTAGTGTCGCAATGGGTTAATACATTCGTTTATCAATATCTTTGGGATAAAGATTGGGGTAGTTGGTCAAGAACATTTGTTTCTAATTTGGTAAGCTTGCCAGTAGATGCAGTTCTGTTTGTATTATTTGCCTTTGTGTTTATTCCTCCATTGCTAGGTGGTAATGCCATGGAAATTAATAATGCAATTGCACGAATTGTTTCAGGATCTACATTATTCAAATTAGCAGTGATTTTAGCTCTTACTCCGTTGGTCAGTCTTGCACCTTGGAGAGAAGAAGCTAAAGGTATGAAGTGATTAGTTCACTGAAACAACCTTGGACGTTTTGGTTTGAATGGAGTATCACCGCAATTCTAATTATAGGTGCGGTACTTACTTCATTCAACATTTATCCATTGAACATATGGTTTTTATTTGTAAGTAATTTAGGATGGGCTATTCAGGCAATTATATGGAAAAAATATAGTTTACTAACTGTACAAACTGTTATAACATTAATATACCTACCCCCATTAATTAAGAGCTTTATGTAAATGAATAAAAATATTGCAGTAATAGGTGCAGGCATTACAGGAGTTTTGTCTGCATACTTTTTAACTAAGGCAGGATACAAAGTAACTGTCTTAGAACAAGAACGCTATCCTGCTATGAGGACTAGCTTTGCAAACGGCGGACAAGTATCTGTTAGTAATAGTGAAGTATGGAATACATGGAGTAATATCCAAAAAGGTATCAGTTGGATATTTAAAAAAGATGCTCCTCTCCTTATAGGACATAGGTTGTCATGGGCAAAAATTAACTGGCTACTAAAGTTTGTATACTATACAGCAAAAAATGAATACGCGATTAATACTGCTAAGACTATAGAATTAGGATTAAAATCTAGAATTTTATATAAAAATATACTAGATGAAGAAGATATAGCATTCGATCAATCATTTTGTGGTATTTTACATTTTTATAAAGATATAGAATATTTTAAAAATGCACAGATATGTGAAGAACTATATACAGCAAACGGATGCGAATGGCAAATTCTAAATCCTATCCAGACACTTTCAAAGGATCCTGCACTAAAATATATAGAAAATATAAAAGGTGGTGCATGGACTTCAGAAGACTGGACTGGAGATATACATAAATTTTGTCACCAACTAGTAGATATTTTAGAAAAAAAATATAAAGTAGAATTTAAGTTCAATAATCAAATTAAATCAATAAATGATTTAGAAATCTTAAAAAATAATTTTGATTTCATTGTAGTATCTGCAGGTATAGGTTCTATTGCAATATCTAAATTACTAGGAGATAATCTTTCTATGTATCCAGTAAAAGGATATAGTATCACAATTACCGTTAGTCCAGAAGATATGCAGTATGTACCTAAAATAAGTCTTTTAGATGATCAAGCAAAAATTGTAACCAGTACTTTAGGCAATAGATTTAGAGTAGCCGGCACTGCCGAACTTTCAGGTGAAAATTATGACATTAAAAGATCAAGAATAGAACCAATCCTAAAATGGGTTAATATAAACTTTCCAAAAATTAATACAAGTAATTATACTAGTTGGGCCTGTTTAAGGCCTATGACTCCTAATATGCTACCCATTATAAAACAAAGTAATAAAAATAAAAAAGTGTTTTATCATACGGGTCACGGACATTTAGGATGGACTTTTAGTCCTGCTACTTCTGTATTGTTAACGGAGTTGATAGAAAAATGTTAGATAAGTTATGGTTAGAAAAAGTTTTTAATGCTTATAATGTATATTCAGAAAAGAACAAAAATATCGAAGATTTTATATATTGGTTATATAAACAATATGGTATAATTCCCCCAAAAGGAATTTCAGATAAGGAATAATATGAAAAAGATTTTAGTTACAGGTGGTGCTGGATTTTTAGGTAGCCATCTTTGCGATCGTTTAGTAAACTCCGGTCATCATGTACTATGTGTCGATAATTACTTTACAGGATCAAAAAAGAATATAGAAAATTTATTAGATTACAAAAATTTCGAAGTATTAAGACAAGATGTATGCTTTCCATTATATGTGGAAGTTGATGAAATATACAATTTAGCCTGTCCTGCTAGTCCATTCTACTATCAATGGGATCCGATTCAAACTATGAAAACTAGCATTTTAGGATCCTATAATCTATTAGGTTTAGCTAAAAGAACTGGTGCTAAGATTCTCCAAGCCAGTACTTCGGAAGTATACGGCGATCCTAAAATTCATCCTCAAAAAGAAGACTATTGGGGCAATGTAAATCCGATTGGTATTAGAAGTTGCTATGACGAAGGCAAACGTGCGGCTGAAACTCTTTTTATGGATTATTGGCGTGTACATAATGTAGATGTAAGAATCATTAGAATTTTCAATACTTACGGTCCTAGAATGGCTAAGAATGACGGACGAGTGGTCAGTAACTTGATTGTACAGGCTCTTAAAGGAATCGATTTAACCATTTACGGAGACGGAGAACAGACTAGAAGTTTTTGTTATGTAGATGATCTTATCGATGCTATGTTGAAATATATGGAGTTGAACACAGAGCAAACAATTCCCGGACCTATCAATTTAGGCAATCCTGGTGAATTTACTATGAACGAATTAGCAACAAAAGTACTCGAGTTAACTAAAAGTTCTAGTCAAATAATTAAAAGTCCATTACCTAAAGATGATCCAAAACAGCGTAGACCAGATATCAGTTTAGCAAAACAGATATTAAACTGGGAACCTTCTATTTCATTAGAGGACGGACTTCGTAAAACTATTGCTTATTTTCAAAGAGAAGTGTAAAATATGACACAAGAATTTGTTGTAAAAGAAAGTTCTCCTCAACCTATTTTAACATTTGAGCCAAGGGGAGAAGAATCCTCGAATATTACTTTGTATACCAATCAAAGTGAAATGTTACGAGTGGCCGAGGACGGCTTTTATGTCAGAGGTAAAAAGTTAGATATAGACGACGAAGAAGCTAGATCAGTTTACAAAGCTTTTAGACAATGGTTAATTTGGACAGAACTAATAAAGGATTAAAAATGGAAAAACTTAGTTGGACTATCACTGTAGAAGAAGATCCAGAAAGCGGAGAATTAATTCTTCCACTTCCTGCAGAAATGCTTGCAATGCAGGGATGGTTTGAAGGAGATACTTTAGAATGGAAGGACAACGGAGATGGCAGTTGGACATTGAGCAAAGTTATCCCTTCTCAGTCAGAATAAACTGGACCGATGAACAAGGCACAATTTGGTGGAACGAGTGTTGTGCAGATGTGCTAGAAGTTTTTGGATTACCCGGTTGTAGATACATGTATAAACCTTGTTTTGATTATATGATCTTTAATTTTACTAATGAAGAAGATGCTCTAATGTGCAAAATTCTGTTAAGCGATAAATTATGAAAAAAACTTTTTATGAAAAACGTGGGAAACGATACGTTCCGGTTAAAGAGTATGATAGCGAATTCATAGACGCATATCCCAAAGGAACACACGTTGTAATATGCCGGCCAGGGTTAACTAGTCGAAAATTCAATGTTGATCCAAATTATGTAGCCTTAATTGCTGCCAGTCATGTGGCCGAAGATGCACTAGCAACAGCTTTGGTAAAAGAAGGAGAACTGCGTATGCCAAGGTCAGATAGAGGAAAACAACTTACAGAAGGTCAACTAGCTGCTTGGAATAATCTTATAAAGGAATTCGGCGATGATGCTAAACAATTAGAATGGCCGAGTGCTAGAGAAGTTGCAGAGGAAGCTATGAAAGCTTTACAAAAAGAAGCAGACCTGTTATTATCTAATGAGACAGTTAAAAAAGCATACGATCACTTTATTCTACTTGCTAAATTATCAAAAGAACAACATGAGTAAAAGAATTGGATTTGCTTGTAAATGGATTGATCATCCAGATCAGGTAGATGGTATCAAACCTAAAGACGACTGTAAAAAATACAATACAGGTTCAACTACTGTTGCTTGGCTGAACAGACAAACACGAGAGGTTGCAGAACAAAAATTATGGGATTTAATGAAACAAAATATCGAATCAACAAGACTGTTGGTTCAACGAGTAGGAGATTTGGATAATGGACTTCGGATGGTTCGTCTTTCAAGCGACATTCTTCCTGTTTATACTGAGCCTAGCTGGCGCTACTTTTGGCAGCTTCCTGATGTACAGAGATATGCGGAATCAGCGTTTGCCAAGGTCGGAAGGCTGGCTCGGGATCGTAGTGTTCGGCTTAGCTTTCATCCTGGCCAGTTCACTGTGCTTGCTAGTGATAGTCCTGAAATTGTTGAACGTAGTATAGAGGAGTTTGAATACCATGCAGATATGGCCCGTTGGATGGATTATGGCAAATCGTTTCAAGACTTTAAAATCAACGTCCACATCGCGGGTAGAGCCGGTCCAGCCGGTATCCGACAAGCCTATTCGCGACTCAGTCCAGAAGCCCGTAATACCATTACCGTCGAAAACGAGGAAATAAGTTATGGATTGGATGATTGTCTTAGCCTTGCTGATATTATACCTACTGTGCTTGACATACATCATAATTGGTGCCGTGAAGGGGTATACATTGAACCAACTAGTGACAGTGTTAAAAGAGTGGTGGATAGTTGGCGCGGGGTTCGTCCTACTTTGCATTATAGTATTTCTAGAGAGGATATCCTGGTGGATCATCCCCGAGATCGGATTCCCGATTTTAAGACCTTAATCGAGTCAGGACATAAAAAACAGAAACTGCGAGCCCATAGTGATTTCTACTGGAACACCGCAGTGAATGAATGGGCTTTGAGCTTTTTAGAAACCCACGATATTATGTGTGAATCCAAAGCTAAAAATTTGGCAAGTTTTGAACTTGCCAAACAGGCTAAAAGATTAGGGTTTGTTTGATCTAGGTTTTCTAGCCACTGTAGTTTTCTTGGTCTGTACTGATTTTGTTTTGCTTTTACTAGCAGGTTTTTCAACTTTAACAGCACGTGGTTTACGTGGTTTACGTGTTTTAACTACAGCGTTTTCAACCACCGGATTTTGAATTACAGGTTGTGAAACATGAGTTGCTAAAGCTACTAAACCAACCGGGGCTGCTTCCGTTACTGGTAAAGGTTCTGTAGAGGGTTTTTCTTCTACTTTGTTTTCTGCTGGTACAGATGATGATTTTGTAGAAGAGTTATTCTTTAAATGACTAGACCACCACCATACAAATGCAGCAATAATTAAAATTAAGATAATAATTTCCATTTTAAATTCCTTTTAATTAGAAATATATGTGTTTATTTAACATCAACTAAATATCTTTATATAAATTATGGAGGACTTTTAAATTTATTATAACTAACTTTAGTACCTTTTATTAAGTAGTGGAGCAATATTATGCCTCAAGACCCAGCAACAAATATTATTGTTGAGGAAGAATTAGAAGAAGATGACGATTATGATGCGGATGATTTTAGTTTTATCATAGGATCAGACGGAGAGCTCAAAAGCATTATGATACCCGGACATTTAATGGATGACCCTCCAAGCGAAGTGCAATTAATTTTAAAAATATTTGGAATAAATGATATACATCAGTTAGAAGGAAGAACCTTGCACTAAATAATCTCTTTAAATCAATTAAATACCTCTATAGCACTCGTTATAGAGGTATTTTTTTATGACTACTGGACCAATTTGGATTACTGCTGCTGGTTTTTTATCTACTCTAACAGAATTAATTAGCACTAGTACACAAGTAATTGCAAGCGGCACTAATGTGTCTTATAGATTTATTAGTGGCACAGTGCCCTCGGGTATAATTGTGTCTTCTACCGGAACCATATCAGGGATTCCATCTGCTGTTCTTCAACCGACAACTTATAACTTTGTAGTGCGAGCTACATCTACAGAAGGATTTGCAGACAGAACATTTAACTTCGTTGTTAAAGATTCTCAACCACCAACTTGGAATACTTCTACAGGCTATTCGAGTATAATAGATTACAATACTAGCACAGCCTATTTGAAACTAGGACCTAAAGGAGAAAGTTTTACTCTTAATAAACAATATGTATATTATCAGTTTCAAGCTGAACCGACTTCTGCTCCATCAGATACAAGTTTAAAATTTTATATACCAGAAAATGGCGGAAATTTGCCGCCCGGACTAACCTTAACTAAAGACGGTATACTATCAGGATTTATGAATGATACTTTAACATTTGACGGATTAGATGAGGATTTAGGAGGATACGACGAAGAAAAATATGATGCTTATGCTTATGATTACGGTCAGGTAGAAGTAGATAGTATCGGTGTTCCTAAAATTTATACTTTTAAAGTGACCGCTTCAGACAATGTTAGGTCTACTGATAGATTTTTTAAAATATTGGTAGTTAATCCAGAAATGATTAGAACTCCTGAAAGAATACAGATGTCTTTAGAACCTGGGTTAATCAGCACTAATTCTAATTATATACCTTCACCGCAATTTATAAAAGGCTCAGACTTAGGAATAGCACGTGCTGAAAATAACGAAACTTTTGATATCAGTGCGTATGATGGTTATCCATTATTAGGTTCTGTAATTTATACTCTAAATACAGGATCAACATTATTAACTCGTTTACCTAATAATTTACAATTAGAACCCAATACAGGTATTTTATATGGATACATACCTTATCAACCTGCATATACAACAAATTATAGCCTTACAATTAATGCAGAAAAATGGTATCAAGGAACAGGCACAATAGCAGTAAACACTTTTACTTTAGCCATAAAAGGTCTAGTTGAAAGTTCAATGGAATGGGTAAGTTCTTCTACATTAGAATCATTATATCCAGGACAAACTAGTGAGTTATCAGTAGAAGCAAAACAATTAAATTCAGATTTTTCTATCAAATATTCTTTAGTTGATGGCACTATACCTTCAGGATTAACTTTAGAAAGAGACGGATCGTTGAGTGGTAGTATAGATTATGGTACTACAGGTACATACAGTTTTACAATTAAGGCCCAAGATGTCTACGAATTAAGTGCAATTCAAAAAGAATTCACTTTAGAAGTTGGTACCTATGATAATAACAGCTACACTAAAATATGGACTAGACCCTTCTTATCTCTGGATAAAAGAACAATATTTAGAGATTTCATGTTAGATACATTTACCTTTCCCCAATCCTCAATATATAGATTTTTTGATCCTAATTTTGGAGTTCAAACAGAAATAAAAATGATTTTAGAGTTTGGAATTCAACAGCAAAATTTAGCAGATTATATCCCGGCACTGAGAGAAAATTTTTATAAAAGAAGATTTACATTTGGAGATGTGAAAGTAGCTTTGGCAAAAACAACTACAGGCACTATTGTATATGAAGTAGTATACGTAGATATAGTAGATAATCTGGAAAGATTAAATGATAATAATGTGCTACAAAGTGTGAATAATGTGATTTATGCTAATGATCAAAGTTATTATCCAAGTAGTATTCATAATATGCGTAGACAATTAAGTCAATTAACTTTGAATGATAATGATTTTATAAACATAGACGAATTTATGATGCCAAGATTTATGAGATCTCCTCAACTAGATCAATATGAACCTCCTGGATACATGCATGTTTTACCCTTGTGTTATGTTTTACCAGGAGAGGGAGATAAAATACTTAAAAGAATAAAATTATCCAATTTTAATTTTAATCAATTTGATCTTGAAATTGATAGAATAATAATTGATAAAAGTTTAGATAATACAACCGCTAAATATTTGTTGTTCCCGAGGAAAAATATTACAGATTCAATTCAATCAGATAGTATTCTGTATGTGTTTGACGAAACGCCACTTGAAACTGATACAAATGAAGCCATAACAAGAGAATAAACAATGACCCAAATAATTAACTTACCATCTTTAAATACTCTTACAAATCAACTTGTATTTGTTGTTAGTGATCAATCAGACAATAATAAAACTAAAAAAATATCATTAGGTCAATTAGTGGCATTAAGTGCTGGACCACAAGGGCCTGAAGGTATTCAAGGAGCAGTAGGACCCAGTGGTCCGATAGGTCCTTCAGGTCCCGGTGCTAATCAAACTTTAAACACAGTTAGTACTGTGACTTTTTCATCAATATTAATTACAAATACTGCAACCGGAATAACATTTGGAGATGGCACTGTACAGGTTACTGCTTTTAAAAAATCAGTAAGAGATTTAACAGAATTTTCTACAGGGAACATAAGTTTAACAGCTAGTGAAATTAATGCACCTATTTTATCAGGAAATCCCACTGTAGCAGGAAGAAATTTGTATTTGCCTATTGCTTCTAGTAATTTAGGTGGCATTATTCTTATTGTTAGAAATAGAAGTTCAACCCAAACATTTACAGTTTGGGGAGGACTGGGTAACTTAGGTACCATTGCTACAAATAGTGCTATACAAATTGCTTGCGATGGTTATCATTGGTTTGTAGTGTAAACTAATTCTTAAAATAAATAAACTATAAAAGGATTTTGAAAAACTTTAAAAATGACCAGACAAGACATAAATTCCCTTCCTGAATTACAAAATCCTACAGAAGGTGGTACTAAATTTGTAGTTTATGATTCTGTAGAACAAACTTTATCAGTTGCTAAAACAAGAGCATTATTGAATACTCAAGGCCCGACTGGTCCTAGTGGCCCTAGAGGACCGACTGGTCCTAGTGGATATAGTGGACATTCTGGTATCAGTGGCTACTCCGGTGTCAGCGGATATTCCGGTATTAGTGGATATAGTGGATATTCGAGTTTCAGCGGATACAGTGGATATAGTGGAATTTCAGGTTATAGTGGACGTAGCGGATATTCGGGATCAGGAACAAGCGGATATTCGGGCTTTAGTGGGTACAGCGGATCAAGTGGTTTTAGCGGATTAAGTGGATTCAGTGGATATAGTAGCCAAAGTGGATATTCGGGAATTAGTGGATATTCGGGAATTAGCGGATTTTCTGGTTCCGGAGCAAGCGGATTTAGCGGCCATAGTGGATATTCGGGTTTTAGTGGTATTAGCGGATACAGCGGCTTCAGTGGAACAAGTGGCTTTAGCGGAATAAGTGGTTACAGCGGTATTAACGGAAGTGGATATTCAGGAATTAGTGGATATTCAGGAATTAGTGGATATTCGGGAATTAGCGGTTATAGTTCAAATAGTGGATATTCAGGATTTAGTGGATACAGCGCAAACAGTGGATACTCAGGTGAAAGTGGATTCAGTGGGTATAGCGGTACAAGTGGATATAGTGGCAGTATCGGAAGTGGATTTTCTGGAGAAAGTGGTTATAGCGGAATTAGCGGTTATAGCGGATACTCGTCAACAAGTGGATACTCAGGTCCTAGTGGATACTCAGGTCCTAGTGGATACTCAGGTTATTCTTCAACAAGTGGGTATTCAGGTATCTCAGGATATTCAGGAATTAGTGGGTATTCAGGATATTCAGGAATTAGTGGGTATTCAGGAGTAGGAATTTCAGGATATTCCGGATTGGGTCTAAGTGGCTATTCAGGTTCTAGTGGTTTTTCTGGTATTAGTGGTTATTCCGGTATTAGTGGCTATTCTAGCACTAGTGGTTTTAGTGGTCTTAGTGGATACAGCGGTATTAGTGGATACAGCGGTACTAGTGGATATTCTGGACAGATAGGTTCTGGATTTTCAGGTCAAAGCGGATTTAGTGGATATTCCGGAATTCCAGGATCAGCGGTAGCTAAAGGCGATAGCGGATTTAGTGGATATTCAGGAACACCTGGATCAGCAGTCGCTAAAGGTGATAGCGGATACAGTGGAATAAGTGGATTTAGCGGTTATTCGGGGCCAAGTGGCTATAGTGGAATAAGTGGTTATAGTGGTCCAAGTGGCTATAGTGGAATAAGTGGTTGGAGTGGATTTAGTGGTTATAGTGGTCCGAGTGGCTATAGTGGAATAAGTGGCTATAGTGGAATAAGTGGCTATAGTGGCCCAAGTGGCTATAGTGGTCCAAGTGGCTATAGTGGTCCAAGTGGTTATAGTGGATTTAGCGGGCCGAGTGGTTATTCGGGAACAGCGGGAAGTGCCATTGGAGGGTCTGACACACAGGTTATATATAATGTAGGCGGAAATCCTGCAGGCGGAATACCTGGTGTTGCTACAGGAAGCCCGAGACTAAGATGGGTGGCATCAGAAAATATATTATATATAGGAACAGCAACAACACTGACTACCTTTGCTCCCGGCGTAGTTATGTCCAATGGTTTAATAATTCAGAGCACATCAGATACTCAATTAGTAATAGGAAAAACTACAGCTAGTTTTGCTCTTAATACTAGCCAAAATATTGAAGGAGATGTACATTTCTATAATAGAGTCAATTCTGTTTGGACAGATGCTATCTCACTGAGAGGAGACAAGGTAGGTATCAATAATGCTACACCTTCTATAACGCTAGATGTTACTGGACAAGTTAGAGCTAGTCTCGGAGTTAATATAGGTACAGCTACAGATTCATACAATCTTTGGACACTCGCAGAATGGCGTAAAGCTGTATCTTTCCCTCAAGGAGCAGCACTATTTTGGCCAAAAGGTTTAACATCACGAGCTAAAGGAATAGGTATAACTAATGATGATAATTTATATTTCCTTGCTTCAACAGCAGATGATAACAGCGCAGCCGTAATTGCTCCTTTTACCTTTAACATGGTCTCTGGTACTTTAACAGCTACAGGAGATCTTGTTGCATTTTCAGATAGAAGAATAAAAGACAATATCGAACCAATTTCTAATGCTTTGAATAAAGTATCTCAACTAACTGGAGTAACTTTTACAAGAAAAGATCATAATGATAATTTAAAGCATACAGGTTTGATTGCTCAAGACGTATTAAAAGTTTTACCAGAAGCAGTAACAGGTTCCGAAGATACACAATATTCGATTGCCTATGGCAATCTAGTGGGATTGTTAGTAGAGTCGATTAAAGAACTTTCCAACAAAATTAAGGTGTTAGAATTTGAAATTACAAAATTTAATAATAGATAAGAGTAAAACATGACAACAAGACCAGATTTAGTCAATCTTCCAGAACTAACAAGTCCTACTAATCAAACTTTAATTATAGTTCAAGACCAGGGCGTCAATCAGTCGCTAACGCTACCTGCTGCCCAATCATGGTTGGCAACGTCGGGCGCTAAAGGTCCTACCGGTCCAAGGGGATTTAGTGGTCACTCTGGTTATTCTGGTATTAGCGGTTATTCTGGTATTAGCGGTTATTCTGGTATTAGCGGTTATTCTGGTATTAGTGGGTGGAGCGGATTTAGCGGTTATAGCGGTCAAATAGGCGGATTTGGTGGTGCAGCATTTGATTATACCTTTAGTACAATTACGACAAACACTGATCCTACAAGTGGAAAACTTAAATTTAACAGTGGTGATTTAACTTTAGCAACACAATTATATATAGATGACGAACAGGATGGTCCTTTTGATATTCAACTGTTTTTACGTACAATAGACGACAGCACTAGCACTATTAAAGGACATTTTAAGGTTACAAAGAAAAGCGATTTCAATAGTTTTGTTTTATATACTATTAGTTCTCTTACTGAAAATACAGGATACTTTACGGTAGATTGTGCATACGTTTCGGGGTCTGTTTCATCTTTTGTTAATAACGAAGACATAGTAATTACATTTGCTAGAACAGGTGACAAGGGAGATCAAGGTTACAGTGGATATTCAGGTATTAGCGGTTACTCAGGCTATTCAGGTATCTCAGGCTATTCAGGTATCTCAGGCTATTCGGGTATCTCTGGCTATTCGGGAATAGCTTCGAGTGGATATAGCGGGCACTCAGGGTATTCAGGTATCTCAGGCTATTCAGGTATCTCAGGCTATTCAGGTATCTCAGGATATTCAGGTATCTCAGGATATTCAGGTATCTCAGGCTATTCAGGATCAGGTACTAGCGGTTATAGCGGTCATAGCGGGTATTCAGGCTATTCAGGTATTAGCGGTTACTCAGGTATTTCAGGCTATTCAAGCAGTAGCGGTTACTCAGGTTATTCAGGAATCTCAGGGTATTCAGGAACCGCCGAAAGTGGATACAGTGGTTATTCAGGTATTAGCGGTTACTCAGGTATCTCAGGATATTCAAGCAGTAGCGGTTACTCAGGTATCTCAGGATATTCAGGTATCTCAGGATATTCAGGTATTAGCGGTTATTCAGGTATTAGCGGATATAGTGGGGTAGGACTGAGTGGCTATTCAGGTATCTCAGGCTATTCTGGTATCTCAGGCTATTCTGGTATCTCAGGCTATTCAGGTATCTCAGGCTATTCAAGCAGTAGCGGTTACTCAGGTATCTCAGGATATTCAGGTATCTCAGGCTATTCAAGTAGTAGCGGTTACTCAGGTATCTCAGGCTATTCAGGTATCTCAGGCTATTCGGGTATCTCAGGCTATTCGGGTATCTCAGGCTATTCAGGTATTAGCGGATATAGTGGGTTAGGATTGAGCGGTTACTCAGGTATCTCAGGCTATTCAGGTATTAGCGGTTACTCAGGTATCTCAGGCTATTCAGGTATTAGCGGTTATTCTGGTATCTCAGGATATTCAAGCAGTAGCGGTTATTCAGGTATCTCAGGCTATTCAGGTATAAGTGGATTTAGTGGAGAAACCGTAAGTGGCTATTCAGGTATCTCAGGGTATTCAGGTATCTCAGGGTATTCAGGTATAAGTGGATTTAGTGGTTATTCAGGACCGAGTGGCTGGAGTGGAGCATCAGGTTATTCAGGACTAAGTGGATTTTCTGGCATTAGTGGTTGGAGTGGATTTAGTGGTTATTCAGGACCGAGTGGATATTCAGGACCGAGTGGATATTCAGGACCGAGTGGGTATTCAGGACCGAGTGGATATTCAGGACCGAGTGGATATTCAGGACCGAGTGGGTATTCAGGAGCTAGTGGGTATTCAGGAGCTAGTGGGTATTCTGGAGATAGTGGTTATTCAGGTATAAGCGGATTTAGTGGTTCATCTAGTACAGTAAGTGCTGCGACCCCTACCACTTTAGGAACAGTATACGGTCATACCAACAACTCCGCACTAGGAGCAGTAGGTCATGATGTGTTTCTAGGAAGGGATGCAGGTAAATCAAATTCAACCGGTCATTCAAATGTTGGAATAGGAGGCTGTGTATTTCTAGGACTATCATTTGGCGAGGCTAACGTTGCACTAGGTTTTGAGTCTAGTAAATGTATCACTAATGGTTGTAATAATATAGCAGTAGGATATCAAGCTTTAAAATGCAATACAACAGGCCGTTGTAATGTTGCTGTCGGATCATCAGCGTTACTTAATTTAAATGGTCAAACTGGGTTGATCGCCATAGGTCATAATGCAATGACTTCTGTCAATACCGGAACATCAGAGGCAATTGCCATAGGTAATCTTGCTGGTGAGCAAATGGGAGGAAATGCTAATATAGCGATAGGTGATCAAACCCTGCGTTTTGTTCGCGGAAGTCAAAATGTTGCAATTGGAGATAGCGCATTATTATCGGCATGCGTAGCTGACTTTAATATAGCAATAGGAGCATTAGCTGCATATTGTAGTGATAGCGGATCTAATAATGTTGCCATTGGGTATTTTCCATTACGATTTAATCGTACTGGAAATCATAATATTGCTATAGGTGAGTACTCAATGTGCGGAAATACAGGTGGATCTAGCAACATAGCAATAGGAAGACAAAGTTTACAGCAACAAACATTAGGAATGTGTAATATTGCTATAGGTAATTGTGCACTAACTGTAAATAAAACTGGATGTGAAAATATTGCAATAGGCAGGAATTCTCTGTTGCTTAATACATGCGGTGGATGCAATATTGCAATAGGCACAGATGCATTAAAAAATAATGATGCCCAGCTGAACATAGCCATAGGCCATTGTGCATTGTGTTGCACCTCTACAGGATGTTATAACATTGCTGTAGGCTTGCTTAGTATGAGCCAAAAAAATGATGCCGGATATGACAACATTGCAATTGGAAGTGCTGCATTATATAACGGTGGCCGTAATGGAAATATTGCCATCGGATGTTGTGCGATGTATAGCAATAAAACCGGTTGTAATAACGTTGTAATCGGATATAACGCAACCAGTGGCGAAGGTGATAACAATACATATTTAGGAACTTGTGCTGCGTATAACATGATAGCCGGATGTAATAACATCATAATAGGCTGTCAAGCTACATCTTACAACGATACAGCTTGTAATTCTGTCACAATTGGAAATGCAAGTATAACCTGTTCAAGGGTAGCAGTTGCCTTTACAGCCTATTCTGATTGTAGGGATAAAACTAATATACAACCACTGCCATTGGGATTAAAATTTGTTAACGAAATAGAACCGGTTAAGTTTGAATGGAATATGAGGAATGCTCCTTTGGATGGTAAAAAAGGTATGACTCAAACCGGATTTCTTGCACAACAATTACAGACTATTATTAAAAAACACAATGCGGAATGGACCAATATTGTAGGTATAGGTGATCCAGAAAGATATACAGTATCTACTGATAGATTGATACCTATTATAGTAAAAGCTATTCAAGAATTGTCAAAAGAAATAGATGATTTAAAGAAAAAAATACAATAAAAAATATCTCATTAAATATTAGAAATGGAGTGACATAGTGACCACAACTGCTAGTATATATTTTAATAAAATTAGGACAGATTTCCCACAAGCGGGAAAAGACAATGACAGTCAAGGTTTTAGAGATAATTTTAGAAATATTTTTAATGCCTTTAGTGCAACCAACGCCGATTTAGAAAGTCTTCAGTTAAATGCTGTTACACTAGGGGGTAATAATGATTTTGGATATAATAATTTAAAAAAACCAATTCTACAAAGTTATGGGGTTAAAACTGTTGACTATACCACTTCTCCCACTTCTGGTAATGTAAGTATTAATTTCTTAGAAAGTAATTATCAAAAATTTAGTCTTACCCCAGGTACTACAACTTTTACAGTAGATAATTGGCCCAGTCAAGGATATGCAAACGTAACCTTAAGTATAACACCGACCACAACTTCGACTACTCTGGTCACATTTGGTGGTTCTGTTACTGCAATTGGTTCACTAACTTTACCAACCAGTGTGACAGCTACTAGTATAACATTTTTTGATTTATGGACAGATAACGGAGGAACCAGTCTGTTCGTTACAAAAAGAGGATAGATATGTATAATCCTTTGTTACCCGATGTTAGTAAATTAAAAGATCAAGAGTTAGAATCAAAAATATTAGATTTAAATAAAAAATATTTTATAGCTGCACGAAATGGACACGGAGCTATTTGTGAACAAATACTTGCAGCTTTAGAAACATTTAAATTTGAGCAACAAAAAAGACATTTTGAAGCTACACAAAAACTGATAAAAAAACAAGATAAAGATTTAGATGAATTAATAAATGTTAACTGATGTGTTAAGTGTCTTTGTAGTATCGTTAGATTTCAGTTGTTCGATAATAAACGATAAAGTTGTTTACCCAAATTTATATACTATCAAAGTAGGAATAGATCCATTAGAAGTATCTGGAGAAAACATCGGATTAGGATTACAAAGAATAAAATATTTAACACACAATTACTTGCAAAATTCAATTTTTGTGTGGGAAGAATATGAACATCTTTCAAACTTAAGAGAATTCGGTAATAATTTAATTTTGTTTCCTGCAGAAACATATGATTTTTTTATCGGTGCTGTATTAATGGTAAAATTTCAAACAATTACATCCAACTACTTCGATATACAATATTTGACTATTGCAAGTATGATAGGAGATAATGTACAATATAATATTGTAAGCCCATATGATTCGAATCTACAACTGCAAGGCGATTATTGGTGGAATCAAGATAATGTGTACACTGGATCAAACACAAAAACAACTTGGAACGAACTTAATCTTACTAATGAATCAAAATTTAAACCCACAATTATTAAAGGTGGTCTGAGTGAAAATAGATAAATTCAGTCAAATTCTACTAAACGAACAAGAGATATTTGATGCATTATATTCCGGTCAACTTCAAAGTCTAGAAAATGTTCTAATAGATTTTGATCCTGATCAATTCAATTCATCAATAGATTTGAATGGTGATAAAATTCAAAAACTGTCTGAACCACAATCGGACCATCAACTATCAATAGAAAAATTTGATGAATATAACAGATCAAATTGGTTTATTCCGCAAAACTTTAAAAATTTAGATATAATTTCTCATATACATGAAAAATGTAAAACCGAACTAGAAATACTGAGAGTAAATTCAGAATTAGAACTTTATAAAAAATATAATATGTTAGATGTGTTAAAATTTTTAAAATACCTTGTAGACTTTATGCAGCAAGAAAATTTAGTATTCGGAGTAGGTCGAGGATCTAGTGTAGCAAGTTATGTTCTCTTTTTACTAGGTGTGCATAGAATAGATAGTATTAAATATAATTTAGACATAACAGAATTTCTAAAGGAGAATTAAAATGGTATACAGAACAATGCAGGGAAAAACTATAGATATGGAAAAATTAATGCGTCAGCAAGAACTTACACCTGCCGTAGGTAATCAAAAAGTTAATGCTAGAGGAGATGAACTAGGACAGGGAGGACGTATTGTTCGTAAACGTGAAGATATTATGAAAGATTATTATGAAGGACATCCCGAATCCAAACCTACTCCCAGAGTAGATGTACCACAACCTACAAATTTTACTTCAAATAATCAATCAACAAAAAATAAAGGATAAAAATGAAAGTTAAAGGAAAAATTAAACCATTAAGAGATAAAGTATTTGTTTCAGATATGGACTTCGGCGAACAAAAAACTGCCGCGGGGTTAATTGTTCCAAGTGACAATGCAAAAGGCAGCGGAATTCATCCCCGTTGGGCTAAAGTATGGGCTATAGGTGACGACCAAAAAGATGTTAAAGTAGGCGATTGGATATTGATTCAACATGGTAGATGGACTAGAACTGTTGAATACGAAAATATTGATGGATCTATTATGGAAATTAGAATGATTGATAATGACGCTATTCTAGTTACTTCAGATGAACAACCTTCAAATTCTGTACATAGAGTTGTACAAGGACACTTTAATTTAACAGTTTAAATTAAATGGGTTTTAAATATTCTTATAATATTGCTATCGCTGCAAGAGAAATCAATGCGGCTTCTTATGACGCCTCAAATAGATATAACGACGGTTATATTTCTTGGGGTGCAAAACAAGATCTTTATCGATTAAAATGGATTCTAGATGATGCTATAAAAAGATGTCCAGAGTTTGGGATAACCGAAACTGATTGGTTAAAAGAACAAGAAAAACAGAGAATAATTGATATTTTGAAAACGGAGATTAAAAAATGACATTGCTACATGTCGATTATGATGAATGTTGGGTATGGGTTGAAGATAAAAATCATGAGATCGAATTAAGCCCTAGATTTGATTTTGAAGAAGATGCTAAACTTTGGAAAACAAGAATGATTAACATTTTAGTGAAGAAAAAAAATGATATTCAACAAGATTAAAGAACTAGAACAAAAAACAGTAGGTATTGTATTTTCTGCATTTGATTTATTACATGCAGGTCATGTGGCTATGTTAGCAGAAGCAAAATTGCATTGTGATTATCTAATTGCCGGTTTACAAACTGATCCCACTATTGACAGACCTGACACAAAAAATAAACCAGTACAGACTATAGTAGAAAGACAATTACAATTGCAGGCAGTACGCTATGTGGACGAAATAGTTGTTTACCAAACCGAAAAAGATCTAGAAGATATATTGCTAACACTGCCTATTCATGTTAGAATTTTAGGTATAGAATATGCAGACAAAGAATTCACAGGTAAAGAAATTTGTGAAAACCGAAACATAAAAATTATCTATAATGGCAGAGATCATAGTTTTAGTTCAAGTAGTCTGCGTAAACGAGTTGCAGAAACAGAACGTCAAAAAGAAAACTGGTAAATTAAACTCCTAAAATTAATTGTAAAACAAATGAAAAAATATAGATTCAGAAATTGGGTTAGAAATTGGCTTAATAAAGTCGATGAGGGTTCGCTCATGATAAAAGATATTCCTCAATCATTAACTTCACCGGGAGACCAATTACAAAGCGATGGTATGAGATTCGTGTTACATCGAGCAAATGGCGGATATGTAATTGAAACAACCAAAGTCGATCGAGTAAAAGATCGGGTTCATCATCAAATGTACATAATTACAGGAGATGCAGATATTGGTAATGAGTTAGGCAAAATAATTACAATGGAATCATTAAGATGAAAAATAACCTATGGGTAGAAAAATATAGACCTAAAACAATTACTGAATATGTTTTTAAAGACAACGAACAGAAACAACAGGTAACCAGATGGATTAAAGACAAATCTTTCCCACATCTATTATTCAGTGGTGCAGCAGGTATTGGTAAGACTACCCTGGCTAAAATCTTAATTAATGAAATAGGAATTGAAGATTTAGATGTCTTAGAAATAAATGCAAGCCGAGAAAATAACGTCGAAACAGTACGAGATAAGATTATTAATTTTGTTCAAATGATTCCATTTGGAGATTTTAAGGTTGTTTTATTAGATGAAGCAGATTATTTAACTCCAAATGCCCAAGCAATTTTAAGGGGCGTAATGGAACAATATTCAAATACTAGCCGATTTATTCTTACATGTAATTATATGTATAGAATTATCCCTGCTATACATAGCAGGTGTCAGGGATTTCATTTCGAAAAAACTGATCAGACTGAATTTACAGCCAGAATCGCCACAATTTTAGTAAGTGAAAATGTTAATTTCAATTTAGATACGCTAGATACATATGTTAAAACAACCTATCCAGATTTAAGAAAATGTATCAATACAGTTCAACAAAATGTCGATGAAGATAAAAATCTAAACATCCCTCGTCATAACACTGAAATTAACGGTGATTTTAAATTTGAAATGGTCGAATTATTTAAAAAGGGAAAAATTCGAGAAGCAAGAACGTTATTGTGCGGGAGAATTCGTCCTGAAGAAATCAGTGAAGTATATACATGGATGTATCAGAATATTAATTTATTTGGTGATACAGAAGAAAAACAAGATTCTTCATTATTAGTTATAAAACAAGGATTGATCGATCATACGATTATTGCAGATCCGGAAATTAATCTGTCAGCTACTTTAATCAAACTTGCTAGAATTTATGAACAATGATAAAATTTTACTAAATTATCAATAAGACAAAAGTAGAATGCAATCCTAATTTTTTACTACCAAGGTTTTTCCAAAAAAATAAAACCGCGTAACTGATTGTGCAGGTCGGTTAGTTACGCGGTTTTTACAGTTTTAATTTAAGTAGCTATTCAACCTCCTTGTAAATTGATAAAACTTCTTTGACTACTGGATGTCTTTCAACGTCCTTAGCTTCAAATTTTGCCATTGCTATTAAACGATAATCACCTCCTTGAGAATATAAATTTACAAATTCTAAAAGACCATTTTCAGTAGGTCTGTCGGCTTGATTTAAATCTCCTGTTACTACCATCCTAGAATTTTCTCCTAATCGGGTTAATAACATCTTCATCTGTGATGGTGTTGCATTTTGCATTTCGTCGGCTACTACAAATGCATTTTTAAAAGTACGACCACGCATGTAGGCTAATGGCGATATTTCTATAACCCCATCTTCTAACATTGCTTGAATTTCTTTAGGATGATAATATTCCGAAAATACATCGAATATAGGTCTTGTCCAAGGTTCCATTTTTTGATTTAAGTTACCCGGTAAGAACCCATGTTCTTCATCAACACTTACAGCTGGCCTAGTAACGATAATTTTATCAATCACCTCCTCTTTAAGTAATTTGATGGCCATTTGAACTGCAAGCATAGTCTTACCTGTACCGGCTGGACCGATAGCAAAAACAATAAATTTTTTTGGATTTTTTAAAAGCTCAACATACGTTTCCTGAGCTAAATTTCTTGGAATAATGTTGACTTGTTGTTTTCTTTTTAAGTAAGACTTTATTTGAATTAAGTTGGTTTTTTCTGTAGCGAATCGAGGATCTCGACTAGTCATGTTGTCGCTTATACGTCGTTTACTTCTAGGCAATTTTATTTCTCCGTTTAAGACAAACGACCTGCATTGATATTTACACCATATTTTAAAAAAACCAATTATAATATTACTTTTTTAAACCATAACTTATCACACAAAATCTATATAAATAATTGCACATCAGAGAACAATTATGCATGATATTTTAGATGTAATTAAAAATTTACAAACTATAAGCGAAAGCACAGGCGCTTTTGAAGTTTTAAAAGACTTCGAACGAGTTATTGACGAATTAGATGTATATGTATATAAAAATTGGGACGAAGGTGAAATTATTATTGGTCCAAAAGTTTCTAGATATCATGTTACCTGCAAATTTATGTGGGAACAGAAAGAAATGCCAGATCCAAAAGGTGCCAAAATATTAGCAGATTATGGTTGTGAAGTTGCTTACCGCAAAGAAACAATATTAATCCCACGTAAAATTAAAGATCCCGATGATTATCGTCCCGGAACTAAGAAGGGTAAAATCGATGCACATCCTATATGGACAGTCGAAATTAAAATGCCAAAAAAACTAATGCAAGATGTAAGTATAGGCAAAGAAAATAAAGAAAATGCAAAAATGGCTGAACTTATGCGATATGACTTAAAAACTATAGACGCAGGAAACGCAGCTCAGGAGGCCCCTAATGAACAACCCCCAACAACACCGTCCTAAACTGTTTGAAGGTTTACAATATCAAGATTTAAAATATCTTGTATCTGACATATTCACGATCGACAGATTTAAAAGTAAAATGGGCGAAGATAAAGATATTGTAGTTCTAGCTTTCACTGTTAAGGAAAAATTACCTGCAATTGACCTAATGGAGTTTATTGAAAAAGCTTATCAATTTGTACTGGACGCAGATATTAGCACAGGCGAAGAAAATGATGGTCAATACAAGGTATTCGTTGAAATGGAGAGAACTCAAGACTTACCACTACAATTACAATCTTTATTACATGGAGTTACACAATTAACAGATAACTATGACTGGAAATTTAGATACCAAAAATCTCATGGGTTGATTCCATTCTCTAAAGATAAAATTATAGAACATGTACCTATGAATGCACAAGCATATGATAAAAAAATACTAGAAATTAAAAATAAACAGGTAGGTACTTTCTTTAATCAAGGTTCATTGGATAACGTAACTCTAGACGAAGATGGTAGTTTGACCTTTAAAAAGCCATACTTCGGTGATTTACATATGAAATTGATCAGCATGGGCAAATATGATGATATAAAAAATCAATTACCCGGGGCATTAAGTTTAGATGAAAATAGTCAAAGTCAGATTTATTTCCTACAAAAATATTTAGGTAATTATGAAATTAACAAAATACAAGATAAATTTCTAATTAAAAATGGCAATTATGCAATTATCGCAGAAAAGAATAGGTGGTAATTATGTTTGATAAAATACTATTTTGGATAAATTTTTTACCAGACTATGTATTTTATATTACAATAGGAATAGGTTTAGCATTATTCATTGTATCTTACATATTAAAATTGCTACCTCCTTTAAGACTATATATTATTCCTATACAAATTCTTTCACTTCTGATTATTGCATCAGGTATATACTTTACAGGTAGTAGAATTACACAAAAACTTTGGGAAGCTAAAGTTAAAGAACTTACAGAAAAAGTTACAGAACTAGAAAATAGAGGCGAAAAAATTACCACAGTGGTGCAGGAAAGAGTAGTTAAAAAATTAGAAATAGTAAGAATTCCCGGAAATGAAATTGTAAAATATGTCGATAGAGAAATTGTAAAATACGATAATAAATGTGATATACCCAATGAAGTTATAAAGGCTCATAATGCCGCTGCTCAAAATAAATTGGTAGAAGATAAAAAATGAAAAAATTAAGTCTACTGTTTTTGCCTTTATTAACCGGATGTTTGGCAACCCCTGTTGCTCCTCCCCAAATACCTAAATTTCCTCCAGCAGCATCGATATTGATGCAAAACTGTCCAGAACTTAAAACTATAGATACAGATAAAGTATTGCTAAGCCAACTTACAAAAATTATAACAGAAAATTATACATCTTATCATGAATGCAAAGTAAAAGTAGACGAATGGATCAAATGGTATAATGAACAAAAAAGTAATTTTGAAAGGATGGCAAAATGAAAAAAATGTTTATAGTTGTATTGACTTTAGTGTTATCAGGGTGTGCAACTGTTGATAAAGTCTTAGATGCTTATTTTATGAAATATGACAGTAATGAATACAGGCTTATAACTGAAATTAGAACAAATGCACAAATTTTTAAACAGGATTGTGATACTCAAGACAAAGCAAAACTTAATTCCAATGTGCTTGCATATCAAAGTAGACATTTTGTTAATCATACAGAATATCTTCCAAGAAACAATGTGGTTAAAAAATCAGCAGATGAACTAGATAAAATCATTCAAGGGCTTAATGATCAGTATAAAAAGAACGACAAAGTCAGTGCTACATTTTGCAAATTAAAATTAGATACAGTATCTAAAAATGCAGAACTTATGCAAAAGACTATAGGAGATAAACCAAGATGAGCATTGAACAAAACCAACAATTATTAACAGAAATTAATTCTCACAATTCAGATTGTAACGAAGCTGCAAAATTAGTATTTCAATATACAGAAATGTGCAAACGAGGTGAGGTCAGTAAAGAAGAATTTGTAGAACTCATAGAAGATATACAGAGACAAATGAATATTAGAGCATCAATGGTAGAACTAGAAAATCTTCAGAGATTAAATACTGCTATAAATGGTTTAATAAACATTGCCAAAATGGTTTAAGGGAAAAAATATGTCTACTTTTATAATGTCAAAAGATCAGCTTGCTCAATTGCTAACAAACAATCCCTACCTAGATTATTGGTATAGTGCATTGGAGAGATGTTTACCGGATTATGATATTAATACAGCTAAAAGAGTAGCAGCATTTATGGCTCAGACTTGCCACGAAAGCGGTAATTATAAATTTCTAAAAGAAAACTTAAATTATCGAGCCGCTAGTCTTATGAAAGTATGGCCTAGACATTTCCCTACACAAGAAATGGCCAACCAATATGCAAACAAACCAGAAATGATTGCTAATAAAGCATATTCTAATAGAATGGGCAACGGGGACGAAGCTTCGGGGGACGGTTGGAGATATTGTGGTAGAGGTTTAATTCAACTTACCGGAAAATCTAACTATCAAAGATTTGCCGACAGTATAGAAATAAAAGTGGAAGAAGTTCCTCCTTACCTAGAAACATTTGAAGGTGCTGTACAATCTGCATGTTGGTTTTGGGAAACAAACAATTTAAATCAGTTTGCCGACACAGGTGATATCTTAACTATGACTAAACGTATAAACGGAGGCACCATTGGATTAGCAGATAGACAAAAACATTATGAACACGCCCTACATATTTTAGGAGAATAAGCTAATGGCTGATAAAAAATTATTTAGATGGCTATTACTATTAATTATTCTCCCTATAACTATAGCTATCTTTGGTGGTGATAGATTTCGATATCCCTGTCAAGATCCAAAAAATTGGGATAAAGAAATTTGTCAAAAACCATTATGTGATGTAACCAGAACATGTCCAGAACATGTCTTTAAAGGACAACGAGATCCTAGACTAGGACCTCCATCGGAGCCTAACAATGCGCCTATTCAACCTACACAACAGACTTTACAGTGTCCTACACCAACACAAGGAGCCAAATGTGGAAAATAATCAATTCGTATATACTGAAGATCAATTGATGGCAAGACTGAGATTTTTCATAGGAGTCTGTCTTGCATTAACACTGACCGGAATTGTTTTTGTAGTTTTGTATAGTTTAATTTTTGTAACACAACCTCTAAATGCCATATCACCAATAGATCAAAAGTTTTTTGAATTAATTGTACCTATTGCTACATTTTTAACAGGCACACTATCTGGAATAATGTTAGCAGGTGGCGATAAAGAAGCCAAACAAAAAGCATTAGATGCAGCAAATAAAGGATGGGATAAACCACCACAATCACCTACCCCACCGACTCCATCCACTACATCATTCGGACCAAATAATTCATTTGCTGGTAATAGTTTCGGGTCTTCAAATAGCTTCGGTGGTTCTACTGGGTTTGGTTCTGGTGTATCAACATTTAGACAAGAACCAGGTTTAGGTTTACAACCTATGAGTATGACTCCATCACAACCACAGGTACTTACAGGATTTGGTGGTAGACCTGCTCCTGCACCGGCTCCTCAACCAGAAATTTAATTTTGAATAGACTATGAACTCTATTGATATTAAACAAGAAAACTGGATGAACACTAAATGGCGCCCTATGATGGGGTGGTGTTATATGATAACTTGTATTACAGATTTTATTATCTTTCCAGTATTATGGAGTATAATGCAGGCATATAATCAAGGTCATGTATCAAATCAATGGAATCCGTTAACACTGCAAGGCGCAGGATTATTTCATGTAGCAATGGGCGCAATTTTAGGTGTAACAGCATGGAGTAGAGGACAAGAAAAAATTGCAGGAGTGTCTTCTAATATTGTGCAACCACAGGTAAGAATTGGATTTGGAGGTAGACCAGCTCCTATTCCAGAAGAACAACCAATAAGATAAGGAGCAAATTATGAAAAATATATTGTTTGTAGCAGCAATGGCTCTTACTTTTGCATATCCAACTTATGCAGCAGATGATGGCCCGGGTAAAGGTGAAATTAAAAAAGTCTGTCATGATAAAACAGATAAGAATGGCAAAGTTATAAATGGTAAAGATGGTAAACCACTACAAGAATGTAAAGATGTAAAAGTAAGAAAGAAATTAGAGGGGACCGAAATTCCACCAAAAAAATAATCTTTCTTGACTTATTTTCAAAGGTATAGTAAAATCTACTATACCTTTTTCTATTATGAGCGATTATTATTCAATTTTAGGCGTACCCAAAACCGCATCTGCAGATGAAATTAAAAAAGCATTCCGCAAATTAGCTAGCCAACATCATCCAGATAAGGGTGGTGATACTAAAAAGTTCCAGGAAATTCAAGCTGCATACGAAACTCTAAGTGATCCGGACAAACGTTCTCAATATGATAATCCTAGACCTCAATTCCAAAATTTCGGAGCTATGCCTCCAGGGTTTGAAGAAATTTTCGGTGCTTTTGGAGGAATGGGTCCGTTTGGTGATATGTTTAATAGAGCAAGACCACAAAGGAACAGAAATCTAAGTTTTACCACTCATATTAATTTAGAAGATTCAATTTTTGGTAAAACACTTACATTTAATGTAAAATTGCCAAGCGGTAGAGAACAATTATGCGAAGTAAAAATACCAAAAGGTATCCAAGACGGAGTAACTATAAGATTGGCCAGTATGGGCGACGATTCTATGCCCAATTTACCTCGCGGAGATATACATCTTACTGTACATATAAATCCTCATTCTAATTTTGCAAGACAGGGCGATGATTTAATTTATCCTTTAGAAGTAAATGCAATAGATGCTATATTAGGCAAAGTTTATCAAATTGAAACAATAGATAAAAAACTTTTAGAAGTACGTATACAGCCGGGTACACAACCAGATACGATTCTTTCAATCCCCGGTTATGGTGTTCCAAACATTAATGACAATAGATTTGTGGGTAGATTATTAATAAAAATACTGATAAAAATTCCACAAAATTTAAATGAACTACAACTTTCTAAACTACGAGAAATTTATAATTAAATAAAATTATGCAAATTGTAAAATATCCAAATCCAATATTATTTCAAAGGATAGAAAACTTTGATTTTTCTAATCCAAAATATGATCCTATCCAATTAGAAAAAGATATGATAGATATTATGTTTAAAGAAAATGGAATAGGATTAGCAGCTAATCAAATAGGAATAAGTGCAAGAGTATTCGTAATGGGACATAAAGATTACCCAGATAATGCACAAGCTTTCTTTAATCCCATGGTTGTTGCACATTTAGATGATGTAGAAAATCTAGAAGAAGGCTGTTTGAGCTTCCCGGGAATTTATGTTAATATTAAACGTCCTAAAAAAATTAAAGCTAGATGGCAAAATTCAAAAGGAGAATGGCAAGAAGATATATTCGACGGATATAATTGTAAATGTTTTCTACACGAATTAGATCACTTAGAAGGAATCACATTTAAAGATAGAATATCAAATATCAAATGGGCACTTGCGGTTAAAAAGAGTAAAAGGAAAAAATAATATGTTAGAACCAAATAAAGATCTAGAAAATATTTTCGATAATGCTGTACAACTTGCCATTTCAAAAAATCATGAATATGTGACCTTAGAACATTTCCTGTACAGTATGATTTCTAATCAATCATTGAATCAACTATTAAAAAACTTTGGTGCTGATGTAGATCAACTGCAAGAAAATCTAGAAAATTTTATTTCTAATGAATTAAACGATATTGTTAATCCGTCTATAGAAAAACCTAAAAAGACTGCAACAGTAGACAGAGTTCTAAATAGAGCATTTCATGAAGTGTTATTCAGTGGTAGACAAATTATCGAACCACTAGACTGCTTTATTAGTTTGTTAAACGAAAAGAAAAGCCATGCAAATCATTTTGTTCGTCAAGCAAATATTGAAAAAGAACCATTTTTGAATTTTATTAAAAAAGAAGAAAAACAAAATAAAGATGGTACATTGAGCAATCAAGCACTACATCAACTTGAAAAAATCATTACACAATTCTGCGTTAATTTAACAGCAAAAGCAAAGAACAAAAAAATAGACCCTGTAATTGGACGAGAGAAAGAAATCGAAGAGGTTCAACTAATTCTGGCTAGAAGAAATAAAGCAAATGCTATTCTTATCGGAGACCCGGGTGTGGGTAAAACAGCTATAGCAGAAGGTATTGCTAGAAAGATAATTGAAGGAAATGTTCCAGAATTTATTAAAGATCACACAGTTTATAGTTTAGAGATCAGTAGTTTATTGGCAGGTAGTAAATATCGAGGAGATTTTGAAGAACGGCTTAAAGCAGTTATAAATGCAGTTGAACGCAGGGGTAAATGTATCCTTTTTATCGACGAAGCACATATGATGAACGGTGCAGGCACCAGCAACGGTGGCAGCAATGATATGGCCAATATGTTAAAAAATGCGTTAGGTAAAGGAAATATTAAAGTTATTGCTAGTACAACTTGGGAAGAATATAGAAAACATTTTGAAAAAGATCGTGCGTTAATGCGCAGATTCCAAAAAGTTACGGTTGAAGAACCAGATGAAGATACTGCAATTAAAATCCTAAAAGGATTAAAAAAATATTTTGAGAAACATCATAAAGTAAAAATTACAAATCAAGCCGTTATTGACGCAGTAAAATATAGTGTGAAATATATCAGTGATAAAAAATTGCCAGATAAAGCAATTGATATAATTGATTGTGCATCAGCAAGATTTAAAATTAAAGATGAAGAAAACGGAGTAGTAGATCGTTCAGAAATTTTGTTCGAAATTGCTAAATTGTCAAACTTACCTGTAGAGCAACTGAACAGTAAAGAAAGTGTTAATTTAGCTAATTTAGAAAAAAACTTATTTAATGCTGTGTTTGGTCAAGAAAAAGCAATTAAAAATCTATTAGACAAAGTATATATTGCGCAATCAGGATTAAAAAGCATTAACAAACCAGTAGGAAACTTTCTTTTTGTTGGACCCACCGGTGTAGGAAAAACTGAAGTTGCTAAACAATTAGCATCTAATTTGCATGTAAAATTAGTTCGATTCGACATGAGTGAATATCAAGAAAAACATAGTGTTGCAAAATTCATCGGTAGTCCACCCGGATACGTTGGATTCGAAGATAATGCTGGACAATTAATTACTCAAATCCAAGAAAATCCAAACTGTGTACTGCTGTTAGATGAAATTGAAAAAGCTCATCCCGATGTAATTACAATTATGCTACAGCTTATGGATAATGGATTTGTTACCGGTAGTAATGGTAAAAAGGCAGATGCTCGTAATCTTATCTTAATTATGACCAGTAATATAGGTGCAGCAGATGCCGAAAAAAATTCAATTGGTTTTGGTAATTTAGAAAAAGAACAAGATCCCAACAACACTATTAATCAATTCTTTAGTCCGGAATTTAGAAATAGAATAGATGCTATTATACAGTTCGGTAAACTAGATAAAACCACAATGATTAAGATTGTTAAGAAATTTGTAGACGAATTGAATTTATTAGTCAAAGACAAAAACATTCATGTTAAATTAAATTCCGATGCCTACGAATTTTTAGTAGATAAAGGATTCGATAAAAAGATGGGTGCTAGACCTCTTTTTAGAACAATCGAAGAAATGATTAAGAAGCCGTTAAGCAAAGAAATTTTATTTGGCAAATTGACAAATGGTGGTATTGTTGAAATTTCAGTCCTAAAACAACAATTACACTTTGAATATATCGATCCGTTACCTGTAAAAATTAAAAATGAAAAATTTACACAAACAGAAAACCAGTAAACTATTTTATAACAAATTCCCCTACAAAATATCTTGCTTTGTTTTAGGAATTAACAAAGTCAAATATTATGGTATATTGGGTGTAATTAATTTGCTGAATCTTAACCATACATCAAGCGGAAAAAATTTACAGCACCTTTTACTTTTATTATCACCACTGATTGAACAAAAATTAATCAAAACAAGATTAGAAGGGTCATATCTTAATATATTTTTAGAGGATAAAGCTTTATTCGAATCTTTAACACAAGATTTATCACAGCATATTGTTAAGGTTTGGGAACCTCATAGTGATACTGAAAAAAAATTGCTTACAGAAAATAGTAAATTAACTATAGTAGATAGTTATCCCTATGAATGTTATACACATAAAGTATTTTTTAAGAATATTCCAACATATGCCAAATTAGAAATCTATAATTGGTTAAATCAACACAAAGAAATTTTTAAAATAAGTAAATCGACCGCAGAGTACTTAAAGGGTAAACGTCAATGGATACAAAGTCCATTTGTATATGTTTCAGACCCTAAAATGATTACTATGATGCTATTAACTTATAACCAATATATAGGACACATAGAAAAATTTGTATTAAGGTCTAGCATAAATACTTGAAAATAGGACCCTATAATGCCAGCTTTAAGCCAAAGTTTGTTATTTACGCCTGCTAATTCTCTAGGTAGCACTGCTACAGTGCAGGTTGTTTACCCCAATACTTCTTCGGTTACACTTAATTATATCAGTAGTAAGGTAAAAGGAGATGGCTATTTTGGCGGTAGTGACGGATTACATACAGTAATGTATGCGTCGAGTCAAAACTTTGTTGGCACAATTACCATGCAGGCTACTCTGGCCACAGAACCCACTGTTACAGATTGGTTTACAGTAAATGGTACATCATCTACCTATTCTGCGTTGAACATTAGAACAACTAGCACGGTCGATTGTTATAATTTTACCGGCAATTTTGTTTGGGTACGTGGATCTGTTGCTATATCAGCAGGTTCAGTATTCATGGTTCAATACAATAACTAAATTTCCAATTAATTAGTTTATAATAAATACACTATACAAGGAGTATAGTATGCAGATCCGCGACCTTTTAAACTCTTTATCATCAACTGAAGAGCATTTACAAGAAGGAGATATCTTTTACCTAGAATTAGACGATCTCCTAATCGAAACTACTATAGCAGATATAGTTCCTGAAGGTATTGTTATTCATATTGACGATACTGCTTGTTCATTTCTTAGATTAGACGAAGCTGAATATCAAGGTAGAAAAGTTCCTTTAGGTAAACCTATGGCTGGAGACGTTAAAAAATCAAAGGTATATGTTAAAAAACCTAATGGAAATATTGTTAAAGTAAATTTTGGCGATAAAAAATTAAGTATTAAAAAACATATCCCAGGAAGAAGAAAGTCGTTTAGAGCAAGACATAATTGCGATAATCCCGGCCCACGCTGGAAAGCAAGATACTGGTCATGTAGAGCTTGGTAATTACATGTTTATATATAAGGCGAAATCATGCTACTAAAAGAATTCTTCGGTAAAGCAATTGATATAGATAAAAATCGAACTAATTCGGAAACAGATAACGAAAATCCTAATGACGATCTATTTTGGTTTATAATAAATCATGACAAGTTACACAAAGATTATTTTATGCCATTAGCTAGAAAAATGAAACAGAAACATAAAAATAATTCATTTGATAAAGAACAATTTGTCAAAGCATTTATGCCTATGGTCAACAAGGGCTGTATGGAATATTATCATAGAGAAAAAATGAATGGTAAACCTGAAAAACTGTTTTCTAAAACAATGAGACAATCATTATGTGAAAAACTTTATAGTCATTATTATGAAGATATTCTAAAAGACAATTATTCATTAGGTATTTAAAATGTTTCTTAATCAATTATTTAGAAAACAAAATTTAATAACTGAAGGCGGTAATGTTGGTTCAGATAGCCCGGGTTGGCAAGGCGTTCCCGGAGAACATAAAGCAGAAGAAATAGATTTAAAACTTCATAATCGTGATTTTATGGTTGAAAAAATGCGAGAATTGTTGAAAGCACAAAATCAATCATTTGAAGCTGCATACGGTCGTCCAATTTGGGATCCAAAGTTATTAGACGGCAATGATATGTTCAGTGGCAGTAGTTTGTATTTTATGGATGTAAAAGGTGTTAATACACAAGATTTTCTCAACAAATTAAAGAAAACCAAAGTCGGTGACATAGATACACAGGTAGATCGAGAAATTGCAGATGAAATTAATGCTTGGCTTAAAAGCATTATAGGTAAAAAAATCGGTAATGCTACATTTATTGGATTTAATGCCAGTTTATCGGGTCTTTGGTTATTAGACGATCCTCCAATAAAAGTGCAGGTTGATTATGAATTAGGACCTTATGAACCCGAAACAGGCAAACCTACTGAATGGTTTAAATTTAGTCACAGTGCTGATTATAATGATATGGCACAAGGAATAAAAGGAGTCTTTCACAAATACCTATATAGAAGTATACCCATATCACAAGCCACTGAAAAATATATTGCCAAAGTTTATAAAAGAAAACCTACAGAAATTTCACCAGAACCTGTAGTATCAGCAGATAAGAGTTTTGCTGTCAAAAGTAGTCAGGGAGGAGGTTTATCCGATAGATATAAAGATTATATTGATCCTAATACCGGTGAACCTATGTTTATTAACAATATTCCTGTAAAAGTAGAAGTCGATTCAGAAGATAGAGAATATGTTCAAAATTTAGATAAGCAATTTTTATCTTTATTTGGTAGAAAAAGAACTAAACAAGATGTTGCTTTACAAAATAGTTTTTTAGGTACAATTCAATTAATGAATCAAGAGTTTACTCCCGAAGTCAACGAAGGAATTGCTCGTCAATTTTTAAAAATTTTGTTTGACCCTGGAGAACAAATGATCACTAAAGGTGATCCGATTAGAGATAGAGATATTAAATTCGCAGCCGTAGATGCAATGATATTAGGTAATAAGGAAGAAAATATTAAACCACTTAAATTACCTAATCCTACCGGATTAAGACAGGAAGCAATCGATATGGCTACGGCATATACAGCCGATTATGAAGAATTAGAAGCATTTAAAAAAGCCAATCCAGATATTAAACAACCCCGAGCCGAACTTAAAAAATTAAAAGCTCGACAACAGGCTTCTTTGACAGAAGCAGAAGTAAAGGCACAATTAAGAAAAAATATGCCTCATCTACGAGATCTTAAGCCTGCGGATTTTTTAGACTTGTTAGACGAAATACATGACGGCAACGGTAATTTTAAACTACAAGACATACCGTTAAATGTAAAGGTAGACGGATTTGGTGGCAGATTTGGTAAGAATGCCGATGGTCAACCTTTTATGGGAACGAGTAGAACTGAACCTCGTTACAAGGCAGGATTTCTAGACTATCATCAACAAAAAGGAACAACTGATCCAGATATTCTACGTAGAGCAGGACTGTTTGATGATTTGTTTAACCAAATAATGTATGCCATTAAAATGGTAGATGCAAATTTAGGTCCAGAATTTCTTCTAAACAAACAGGTTACTTGTGAAGTACTATTTGCTCCTTTTGCTACAGAAACACCAGAAGGCAAATTATTGTTTGTTGGCATAGAATATGATAAATTACCTACCGGAGTTGAACTAGTTCTGGTCCCCTATCGTATAGTAGATGCTACTACAGGCGAAGATATTCCAGAAACTGAAGACGAGCTTAAAGCTATAACAGGTCTAGGCAATCAAGGCAAAGTGATGTTCATGAGCAATCGACTCATACAAAAACAAGGACTAGATGTTACAGCAATTATACCTCCTTTAGAAAACCTAGAAGAGCTCAAACGAATTGTAAGTGATACAGCAGGTAAGCGAGATCGCGCCAGTTTAGATCTACGTAGACAAGTTGAAGCACAATTAAAACCTATACAGATTGCATTAGAAAAAGCTATCGATGAAGATCCTAATATTATTGGCAAGGATATGTTAGGACAGGACTATGAAGGTATAGTAATTAATAGTCGATTAGGTCCAATCAAAGTAACCAGTCAGAGGCAGAAAGACATTATAGCACAAAAAAATGCTGCCAAAGCTGCTGCTCGTACAGATCACGGCAGAGAAAATACTAATAAAACTGCGGTAGTTGCTATTGGCAGTTTTGTTGGACATAAAGGGCACGAACAACTTTGGAACTTAACAAAAGAAAAAGCAACAGAGTTAGGAGGCGATCCTTATCTGTTTATTGGTAATGCAGAAGGCAAGGATGACCCTATCCCGCCTGCTATCAAAGTAAAAACATGGCATAAATTAGATCCTGAACATGCACAAAACATCAGCACAGTTATGCAAGGCGGGTCACTGATACAAAAAGTTAAGCATGAACTAATTAATCCACTGCCAGGAAAATTACCAAAGTATGATACGATTGTTATCGCTGTAGGTAAAGATAGAGAAAGTATGGCCAAACAGATGGCATCGGCTTTAATGAAGGCTGTTAACAAATTTGCAGGATATGAACATGTTAAAGTAATTCCATATATTACAGAACGTTCGGAAAAAACAGGAGGAACTGGAATCAGTTTTACAGGTCTTAGAAATGTATTAAGAAATCCAGATGGTTACAGAAAAGATCATCCTGAGTATGCAAATCTCACAGATCAGCAAATGCAAGATAAAGTTTGGTTTTCAAGTTTTAGTATCAAAGATCAAAATTGGATTAGAAATCTAATGAATATTACACTAGGGAAGAATTCTTCTATGTCTCCGAAAACACAATTGCCAATTTCAGAAATAAGATTATTTAGAGCATTAATAAATCCTCTAATAGCCACAGAAGGTATGTTACCAAAATCTGCATTTGCAGGAACAGGTTCTCCTACATATCATAAATTAGGCCCAGCTGCTCAAGCTAAAGGTAAACAGAAAGGTCCGGTGAAACGTGGTCAGTTAGTAGGCGAAACAGATATCGACAGTGATAAAGTAGATGAAAACTTAAGAAAATGGTTCAAAGAAAAATGGGTAAGATTCGGTCCTGATGGAAAAATACGTGGTGACTGTGCTCGTGGAGACGATAGCGAAGGTAAACCTAAATGTTTACCACAAAGTAAAGCACAAGCCTTAGGCAAAAAAGGTCGTGCTAGTGCAGCAGCAAGAAAGCGTAGAGAAGATCCTAATCCAGAGCGTTCAGGTAAAGCAATTAATGTTGCTACAAAAAAGAAATCGAATGAGAATGTACCTGAAGGCGATAATCCTAATCTTAGAAAAGTCATGGTACCTACAGTAGGGCAGCGTGTCATAGCCAATGTTTCAGGCTATGGTAGATTTGGTTTGTATGGAACAGAACCAGGTGTAATTGTTAGAATACCAAGTCCTAGGCTTATAAAAGTAAAAATAGATAAGGATGGGGAGATATATGACTTTACTAACAATGACCTTTATCAGCAAGATTCAGCAGAAGAAAAAATTGATGAATTAAAGTGCTGGTCAGGCTACACAAGAGTTCAAGGTGTTCCAGCTGGTGCCCCGGGTAGTTGTAAAAAGAAAACTCATAACGAGCAAAGTGAAAAATGCCCACATTGTGGTGGACCCATGTTTTCCGAAACATTTATGAATGAAAAGAAAGATTCTTGTTATTACAAAGTCAAAAGCAGGTATAAAGTTTGGCCAAGTGCATATGCCAGTGGTGCTTTAGTTAAATGCCGTAAAGCTAAAGGTAATTGGGGTAATAAGAGTAACGAAAGTTTAGCAGAAAGTATTGACAATATAAAGTCCGCACTAATTGAAAAAATATTAAAAAAATGAAACAATACAAAATTACCAGCGAAAATATTTTAAAAGATAGTGAGGATGATGCATATATTTCTCCAGAAGATCCAATAAATGAATTAAAAATTGTTCAATATCTCGCTGGTTTAAATTCTGCAAATAGACTGCACGAATATAAATTGAGTTTAAAAACCAATGAAGGTAGTAACATTAGTAAAACAGCGAACGAAAAGGCAAAATTAATGCGAGATAACAATATTAAACCAGGAACACCAGAATGGTTTAAGTTATGGTTTAGTTTGCCATACATGACCGGAGAGAAGCCGATAGGTAAATAATATATTATGGAAAATCTACATAAACTTGCTAAAATCGCTTTTGCCAGCGAATTCAGTTTTTATTTAAAGGCACATCAATTTCATTGGAATGTCGAAGGCATGTTCTTTGAATCTTTACATAGTTTATTCGGCAAAATCTACGAAGAAGTATATGGTAGTATAGATGATTTTGCCGAAAAGATACGTAGTTTAGGCACATATATGCCCGGTAGCTATACTAGGCTAAGTATGCTTTCCAAAGTAGAAGATGAAACTGAAATTTTAGATAGTAAGCAAATGGTTCAAGAACTGTTAATGGATAATGAAAAAATGAAAATCATTTTCAAAAAACTTTTTGAAGAATCAGAAAATTTAGGAGAGCATGGATTTAGTGATTTTGTAGCATCAAGAATAGATGCACATGATAAGCACGGATGGATGTTAAGAGCAACTTTAAAATGAGAGCACGTGAATTTATTTTTGAACAATTGAATCCCGAACCTTCTAAAAGGCAACGCTTTGCCACAAGAGGCTTAAACAAATTCACAGACGATGATAGATGGAGTAGCGATTATAAACTTTATAGATTAGGAATGGCTTTGGCAAAATGTGATGGAGTAAATTTACCCGATATGCCTGAAGAAAGTTGGGTAGGTAGATGGAAAACACTTCATCCATATAGTAAAGCAGAACAAGAAATGATTAAATTATCAGCTAAGGTAGCGGGAGTGAAGGTGCACGACTTAAATCATGGAGACATGGAAAGTTCAGAACTACCTGACACATATACCGTGAGCCCAATTAGTAATTGGAATAAAAAATGACAAACGAATTCAAAAAAATCCAAAAAGATAAAGAAACTAGATATATTTTAGAAACTGCTACCGGCGGTGCATCTAGCACAGCAGGAGGTTCCACTGTTTCACATAATTTAGGTCAAACACAACGTAGATCAGCTAGTGAAGCCACTCCAACAGTTCCTCAAAAACCAAGACAGGGTCATCTACGTCCACAAACTGGCGGTGGTAAACACCGTGATAAGAAAAAAGAACAAAAGAGCGGTCAGGAAAAACATCGTAAACCATTCGCCGAAAATGATGTAGAAGAAAGCGGTCTACAGTATCACACAGGTGTAAAAAAACATGGCGAGAAGTATATGAAGATGGCTGCGGCAGCAGGTCGTAGAGGTGCCAGTCAGGCAGAATTAGGTAGATTGAGAGACAAATATAGTAAGGCATACAAAGAAGATAGTGTGGCGGAAGGCTATCAAACCAACCCAGGACAGGCAGACTATTATATAAATGACATCAATGCAGATCCTGATCAAATGGCTTTTGGTCCATTTGCAAACTATAAAGACGCAGAAACCTTTATGTATAATTTAGAACCCAAAAGAGGTGTAGAATACAGCATTATTGACGGCGATGTAGGGATATACGGTCATGTAGCACATAGTAAAAATTTACCTGCGGGCACAGAATTTGATCCAAAGAATCCCCCGAGTTACATCAATATGCAGCAAGGTGTGGCGGAAGAACGATTAAATGAATTTGCCCCGAATCGCGGCGGTGACGATGGCGGTGACTCACTTGAACTTCCCTTAAATTTTAAGGGAACGAATGTACTAGTTTGGCCAAAAAATAAAAAATATTCCATGGGGGATACTGCAACTCCCTTTCCTCGAGGAGAACGGTTTACCGGCAAGGTCAAGATCAAGTGGGGAGGACCAAAAATAGAAGCAATATTTTATTTAGATCCCAAAGACCGAGAGGATCGAGAAGCGGAATACGAAAGAGTTTACGGACCCCAGGGTCGAGGCTATGAGGATTGGTTAGATCACAAGTGGTATGACACTACTAATCAAGATATACAATATCGTTTTGTTACAGATTGGCGACTTATCCCTGCCAAAGAGCCAGGAGGCTGGCCCAGAATAGTAGACGCAATAGGTCAAGACATGATAGATGAAGTAATGACTACTCCCCAGAACTTCATCAATGAAATAATTCATCGAGACGGCGACGGTCGACATTTTGTTGAGCCAAGACAAAGTTTAACGGAAGGCTTTGCTGATATAGTAGCCGATAGTTTTGAAAAAGGTGACAAAGTCGAATATCATCAAGGTATATGGACAGTTTTAGATAAGGATCCAGCACAAGATACATTAACTATTGCGAGAGATATAGAAACTGTAGATGCATTAAAAGTAAGTAAGGTTCATAACTCTGTCGACGAAGCAGGTTATTACAGAGGATATGAACGAGATCAACAACGTCAAATGGATGCTGAAAAACGTAGATTTAAACAAGCCGAGCTTGGTCAAGAATTAGGTCATGAAGACGATCCTAATTTTCAAAGACAGTTAATAGATAGAGATCGTGGTCCTTGGTATTTAAAAATTAATGGTAAAATTTTAAGAAGCAAAGGCGAACTAAAAGTATTTGATTGGAAACGCGGTGCTAATAATTATGCTCTCGCTATTATTAAAAATAAACCTGAATTAGAAGATAAAATATTTTTAGTCAGAAAACCAGAAGATGATCAACCCGATTCAAATATGAAAGAAACAGTCGATCACGAAATATCTATGGCCAGCAATGAACTTACAAGTATCATCGAAGATGCTATGAGATTGCTAAAGATCATTAGACAATACAGTGAAATGGAGGGCTTAGAAGCTTGGCAACAAAGTAAAATTACTAAAGCAGCAGATTATCTAAATGCTGTTCTAAATAATCTACAAGGTGATGAAGTTTTCTCTAAAGAAGATCATTCTAATTTCAACAATGGTTATGGTCAAGAATCTTATAATACGTATGCTAATGGTAATCACGGAAGAGGTGTGGCAGAAGAATTAGAAAATATAGATCCATACTTTGAACAACTTAAACAAATGTTAGAGAGTGAGATTAACGAAGAGGCACCACCAGAGGCTAAATTTAAACGTATGGCTAAACATATCAAAGCTGGTTATAAAGGTAGTGGTTTAGATAAAAAAGAAATAGCTCAACGTGCATTTGGTGCAACATGGAAAGCTAAAAAGAGGGCCGATAACAAAGCAAAAAAGTAAGTGAGCAGGATCCACAACAATCGACCCAAGAACCTGCTCAAATAAAACCGGTCGGTATTCAACCTAAACTGAAACCTTCTGACGATTTAGAAGTGTGGCAAACAAGATTTCGAAATGCCGACCCTGAACGATATCATCAATTTAGATTAAATAATAGGCCAGGAACTAAAAAGGATCCTGCGCACATAGATAGAATGGCCATAGCTGCTCGTTTTGCAGCAGCTGAACCTAGTAAAAAGAAATGAGAAACTATATAAAACTTATAGAAGCAGCCAATAAAGGATGTCCTGTTGCTACTTACGATATCGATGTTAATCTCAAAAATCGTCAAAAAGCAATAGATCAATATCATTATGGTCCTGCTAATCCAGAAGAACCCGAAGACTACTGGAAACAGGCTGCTAAACGTTGGAATATTACAGAAAAGACTGCTCGAACAATGAAGTGCGGTAACTGTGCTGCATTTGATGTAAGTGATAAAATGTGGAAATGTATCGAAGAAGGTGCTAAAGGCGATGAACCAAATGCAGATACTATGGCCACAATACACAAAGCAGATCTAGGATACTGTAACTTTCTTCATTTTAAATGTGCGGGCAGCAGAAGTTGTACTGCTTTCATAACAGGCGGTGCTATTGATGACAAAGACAGAACTCAATAACCCTGGCTTTACAAGTGAAATGATAAATAACTTTATGTTAATATATAAAGTTACTAATCAAATTAATCAAAAGTCTTATGTAGGCAAGACTGAACTTCCTTTCAACATTAGAAAAAATAATCATTTAAGTGATACCAGAAGAGGATGCAAATTCGCCTTCCATAGAGCATTACGAAAGTACGGCGAAGAAAACTTCGTTTGGGAAATCATCGAGGATAGTATAGAAGATAAAACCCTATTAAATGATAAAGAAAGATTTTATATCGCACTATACGAATCATTTGGTCCTAAAGGTTACAATATGAGCGAAGGTGGAGAAGGGCAAACGGGCTGGGTTCCTTCGGAGGAAACTCGTGCTAAATGGAGCGAACAGAGAAAAGGTAAAGATCCCTGGAACAAAGGAACAGCAAAACCTAAAAAAGTTTTAACTGAAGAGGAAAAGGCTGCTCGTAAAGCAGATGCAGACCGTCGCAGAAGTGAAACACTAAGGGGTATCAAAACCTGGAATACTGGAATGGCAAATCAATATGCCAGAGCAAAATATCAAGTAACATACAAAGACGGAACAGAAAAAGTAGGAACTAGATTAGATTTGGGTTTAACAAAGATGGCTATAAGTTATATGTTAAGAGATAAATGCGGATCTCGTAAATATAATATCGCAAAGATAGAACGTGCTATTGATAACAAGGATCGCACACAATGAGAAATTGGATCGATATTGCAGAAGGAAAATATAGATCAAAAGATATCGAAGAATTTGTGCCAGCCGATGCCGATCTTGATGATGCAAAAAGTCGATTCTTACCAGATTGGGAAATGCTTGACCATAGAATCCTAACAGCCACATACATGGCTAAAGATCATCGCCATGCTGTAGAATTTGTAGAATATGTTAATAGTATAAGTGAAAAACTAGATCACTTCGCCGAGGTTACACAAGATGTTGCCGAGGTCACAATTAAGACTTCGACTTCCGATGTCGAAGGGCTGACAATACTAGATTTTAAATTAGCCATGTATATCGACGACTACGCAGAAAAGAATGATATAGAACAAATCCGTATGCAAGGTAATTTCGATTCAGATATGTAAGAATGTTCACGATAGCAAATATTGAATTTTTAGAAAATCCCACTATTGACGTACAGGTAAATTCAAAATATCTCGAAGATCCCAACTTCATTGCGTTTTTTGATAAAGACGGTTATGAGCTTACTGCACTAGAACAACAATATTACATTTGCCAAGGATACCCTATTACCAATTATACAGCAGGACATCCTGGATTTTTCCAACCATGGATCAGTGTACAACATGAATATTTAACTATCGATCATAGCTGTGCCATGTACCGATGCAACTTCACAGGTCAAGCAAGAGACCAAATAGAAAATTATAAATCTAAAAATTTACGACTAGGATGGCTTTTAACCTGCGCACAAAAATACGGAATAGATGTCGATATAGATTATTGCGATGAAAATTTTGCATTAGAAGTTATACACTTAGAATGGGATGCTCCAAATTTAGAATTAATACAATATCATAAAGAACAAGCCGAAAAACTTATTTTAAATACAGATTGGGTAGATGCTGCACATCGAATATGGGCTCTTAGAGACCAATGGCAAAATCTAACAGGATGGTATGCTCAATCACATTGGAAGGCAAAATATTTCGGTTTAGAACGACCTTGGTATTAATAAATTTGATTTATCTCAATCGTTCCTTTATAATTAATTGTTTACAGGAGTTTATATGAGTAAAGTATTTGGTGACCCAGAAAAATCTAAAATTAAACAAATAGTGGCAGAGGGCGTAACGGTAATGCAAGAAATTCAAGATCTTACAGAAGGACTTAACGAAACTATTAAAGCAGTGGCAGAAGAACTAGAAGTTAAACCCAGTGTTATTCGCAAAGCCATTAGAATTGCACTTAAAGACCAATGGGATCAAGTGTTTAGAGAATTTGATGATCTCGAAACCATTGTGGACATCAGTGGCCATGCAAATCGTAAAGACGAATAAGCAAGTTAATAAATAATTTAGATGAAGGTCAAGCGAGCCAAAAATCGCATTTATGAAGGTTAGTGAGCCATAAATCACAAGGGGAAATGTAATGAGTTATGTTGATGCCAGATGGGATCGAGAAAAAGATATTGTACAGGTTATAGAACGTGATCCTAAAAAAGGTAGATTATATCAAGAATATCCTGCCAGATATATATTTTATTATCCAGATCAAAAAGGAAAATACAAATCTATATTTGGTGAAAATTTAAATCGTGTACTATGTAAAAACTGGAAGGAATATGTTAAGGAACAAAAAATTCACAGTGGACACAAGTTATACGAAAGTGATATCAATCCTGTATTTAGAATTTTAGAAGACAATTATCTAGGGAAAGAACCCCCTAAACTTAATGTTGCATTTTTTGATATTGAAGTTGCATTTGATCCTGAGAGAGGATATGCAAGTCCAGATGATGCATTCATGCCTATTACTGCTATTGCATTGCATTTACAATGGTTAGATACTCTAATCTGTCTAGCTGTTCCACCGAAAACTCTAACTAAAGAAAAAGCTCAGGAACTAATTAAAGAATTTCCAAATACATATCTTTTCGATCATGAATCCGATATGCTGGAAACTTTTTTGAATTTGATAGAAGATGCAGATGTATTAAGCGGTTGGAATTCAGAAGGTTTCGATATTCCATATATTGTCAATAGAGTTACTAAAGTCTTATCTAAAGAAGACACAAGAAGATTTTGTCTATGGGATCAATTACCAAAAAAGAGAGAATATGAAAAATACGGAAAAGAAGCTGTCACTTATGATCTTGTCGGTCGCGTTCATTTGGACAGTCTTGAGCTGTACAGAAAATATACTTACGAAGAACGACACAGCTACAGGCTCGACGCTATCGGAGAAATGGAAATAGGAGAAACGAAAACCGTTTACGAAGGAACACTCGACCAATTATATAATAATGATTTTAAAAAGTTTATTGAATATAATAGACAAGACTGTGCTCTACTAGATAAATTAGATAAAAAATTAAAATTTATAGATCTAGCTAATAGCATTGCTCATGAAAATACAGTATTGTTACAGACTACAATGGGTGCGGTTGCAGTAACAGAGCAAGCAATCATCAACGAAGCTCATCATCGAGGTATGATAGTTCCTAGCCGAACCAAAATGGATGATCGTGATAATAGTCAAGCAGCAGGAGCATACGTAGCATATCCTAAGAAAGGCCTTCATGATTGGATAGGATCAATGGATATTAATAGTCTATATCCATCAGTAATTCGTGCTTTAAACATGGGACCCGAAACAATTATTGGTCAATTGAGAATGGACTATACACAAGCCGAACTACAGGAAAAAATATCATCTGGTAATAGTTTCGCAGCTAGTTGGGAGGGAAAATTCGGTACTAACGAATACGAACTAGTAATGTCACAAGATAAAGCTAATGAAATATACGTAGATTGGGAAAATGGTACATGTGAAATCATGACAGGAGCTCAAATCTATGATCTAATTTTTAACAATAATAAACCCTGGATGCTATCGGCTAATGGTACTATTTTTACCTACGAATTCGAAGGTATTATACCCGGTTTATTAAAACGTTGGTATGCAGAACGTAAAGAATTACAAGCTAAATTAAAAGATGCAATTAAAGCGGAGAATAAAATTGAAGAAGAATACTGGGATAAACGACAACTGGTCAAAAAAATTAATCTTAATAGTTTGTACGGTGCTATTCTTAATGCTGGGTGTAGGTTTTTTGATAACCGTATTGGTCAAAGTACCACTCTTACAGGAAGGTGTATTGCCAGGCACATGGCTGCTAAAATAAATGAGGTCGTTACCGGAGAATACAACCATTTAGGTAAATCAATCATTTATGGTGATACTGATTCGGCATATTTCAGTGCTTATTCAACTTTAAAAAAAGAAATCGATAAAGGCGAAATTAATTGGGATAAAGATACTGTGATCAAATTGTATGACACAATCGCCAGTGAAGTTAATTCTACTTTTTCAGATCTTATGCTAGATAAATTTCATTGTCCAAAAAGTAGAGGCGAAGTAATAAAGGCGGGCAGAGAAATCGTTGCTGTCAAAGGATTATTCATTACTAAAAAACGATACGCTGTACTTTATTATGACAAAGAAGGCAAAAGAACTGACATTGACGGTAAATCAGGTAAAATAAAAGCTATGGGATTAGATCTAAAAAGATCAGATACTCCAGAATTTATGCAAAATTTTTTATCAGATATATTGACCAAAGTTCTAAACGGTTCTGAAGAAAAAGAAATTTTAGACATGATTTCAGCATTTAGAGTTAATTTTAAAGCTCGTCCAGGTTGGGAGAAAGGCAGTCCTAAACGTGCAAACAATATTACAGAATACGAAGCTAAAGAAAAAAAACAAGGTAAGGCTAATATGCCAGGACATGTTCGTGCTAGTATTAATTGGAACACTTTAAGACGAATGAATGACGACAAATATTCAATGCAAATTGTAGATGGCATGAAAGTTATTATCTGTAAATTAAAATCCAATCCATTGGGATTTACTTCAGTAGCATACCCCACTGACGAACTTCGTTTACCTAAATGGTTTCAAGAACTGCCTTTTGATCATGAAGAAATGGAAACTACAATTATTAATAATAAAGTAGATAATTTAATAGGTGTACTAGAATGGGATTTAGATTCAACAGATGAAAAAACCACCTTTAACAATCTATTTACGTTTGAATAAATTTTCTTTGACTAACTTCAAAAATCTAAATAAAATAACATAAAGGAATTTAATATGAAAGATATTCTCTTAGATATTGTATCTCACACAAACAAACTAGGACTGTTTGATACAGTCAAAATCACTGGTACAAAAGACAAAACATTAATTGATACCATGAATGATAATAAAACCGTTATCATGTACGGTGAAACTTCTGTTCCATATGATCAATTGTCAGGTGTATTCGGTATGCCTCAACTTGAAAAACTTCGTTATCTAGTAGAAGGAAAAGAATACCAAGAAGATGCTAAAATCGAATTAATGATCGGAAATCGAAATGGAGAGGACATTCCTGTTGGTCTTCATTTCGAAAACAAAGATGGCGATTTTAAAAATGATTACAGATTTATGAATCAAGAAATTATTAATGAAAAAATTAAAACTGTAAAATTTAAAGGTGTTAAATGGCATGTAGAGGTATCTCCTACATTAAGTTCTATTCAACGATTTCAATTTCAAGCAGGTGCTAATCCCGAACATGAAACTTTTTTGGCAAAAACAGATAATGATAAATTAATTTTTACGTTCGGCGATGCAAATTCTCATGGAGGAGAGTTTGTTTTTACACAAGGAATTACAGGTAAACTGACAAAATCTTGGACCTGGCCAGTCACTTCTACATTGTCAATCCTTAAGGCCTCTGATGTTAATAACACAGTTATTAGTTTTAGTGACGAAGGAGCAATGCAAATTACCCTCGACAGTGGATTAGCAATTTACAAATATATCATTCCTGCTAAAACTTAATATGATAATTTACAATATGCAGGAAAACAGCATTACTCAAAACAAAAATTTAAAATATCATTGGGTATAATATGAAAAAACCACCAGTAGATTTAAGCTCTTTAAACAAAGATTACGCTTGCTATTTGCCAGCTATTTCCTCATTTTATTCAACCTATGTGGCAAAGCAAAGGTTAGAAGAATTTGTTCCAAATGACCGCATTCCTAAAGAATTCGATCGAGGTATCGAAGGAATGAATTTCTTAAATCCAGAAGAAGGATATTTTACATACAAATATGCACTGTATTCAGCAGGTCACGCACAATTGGATTTACAAAAAAGTCTTGTACAAGAATCAATGATTCAACAACGAGATCGTAATAATACTATGATTCTAGGTGACTCAGGAGGATACCAAATTGGTAAAGGTGTTCTTAAATTTGATTGGTTAAATTTTGAAGGACCAGAGGCTAACAAAGTTCGTCAACAAATTCTCGAATGGTTGGAGACCACCGCCGATTGGTCAATGATGTTAGATGTACCTACCTGGGCATGTGATCACAATCATAGCCATAAAACAGGATTGAAAACTTTTCAAGACTGTTTAGATAAGACAAAATTTAATAATGAATATTTCTTAAAAAATCGACTAGGTTATACTAAATGGCTAAATGTTCTTCAAGGTTCAGATTGGGATACTGCCGAAGAATGGTATAATGGAGTAAAAGAATTTAGTGATACTAATATTTGGAAAGATAAAGCTGCCGAAGGTTGGGCTTTCGGAGGAGCTAATATGTGTAAAATGGATATCACTCTCAAACGTTTAATGACTATGAGAGATGATAATATGTTGGCGGGAAAGAATTGGATTCACTTTCTCGGTACCGCTCAACTCGATTGGAGTTGTTACTTAACTAGTATTCAAAGACAAATAAGGAAACACATTAATGAAGAAGTTACCATATCTTTTGATTGCGCCTCACCATTTATTGCAACAGCACACGGTCTCGTCTATACCAACGCACAACACACTGCCAAAAGGTGGAGTGTTATTATGGACAAAGCACCAGATAACAAAGCACTTGCAAAATCAGACATTCCGTTCCCCTTCGAATCCGAAATAGGCCGTAGATTAACCTTAGGAGATATTTGTCATTATGCACCCGGTATGCTTAATAAAATTGGAAAAGAAGGTCGAACTTCCTGGGATAGTTTTTCATACGCACTGATGATGGGGCATAACGTTTATTGTCATATTGTAGCTGTACAACGTGCACAACAATTGATGGATATCGAAATTGCCAAGACCCAAGGAAAGATTAATTGGCGACATTGGAAAAAAGTCAAATCAGCAGATATGAGCGACGAATATTCAGATTGGGTTCCTCGAAATATTCTGTACTTTAATAATTTCGTAGAAGATTTGTTTAATACCAAAACAAAGTCAGAAGCATTTGATATGATTGAACAGGCCGGTACATTCCTACGAAACTTAGAAGGAGCACGACTAAGAGGAGGCCCAGAACAGACACTATTTAATACTCATTTCGAAGTTGAAGAAGTTACAAAACAAGAAGAGATAGATTTAGCAAATCCAGATGATGAAAAATTAAGATCATTGGAAGAAACTGTACAAGGAAAATAATATGGCACGTAAAAACAACACTAGTACTACGAATTCGAAAAAACAAGAATGGCCAAAAATTCAAAAAGGTAGTCATAGTATAAGAACAGAATACGAGGACGGAACAGTAACTTTTGAGCATGATTGGAAAGCTCTTCAAAAAGATATTACAGAAACATTGACAGAATATGAAAACTCTGTTAAAGTAGCTACTACTAAGACAAAACGTAAAAAGAAAGATGAATCGTAATTATTCAACTGGCGAATCAAATGATGCTCAATTTTTCTTAGGAAATGAAGTTGAGCATACCCCTGCTTACGGTATGAAAACATTGTTTGTTGTTGGGATCCAACCTATTAGTCTTATAAAAGACTGGGCCGATACTCATAATATTGAACATATCTTTTTTGGTGCTAACCATAGTTACAATCCAAAAGATTTTTCCGAGCATCAAAATTGGGACGATATGATCAGTCACTTTCTTAAGGCAGACTATCTGTGCAGCCTTGATATTCCGATTAATCAAGTTGAAGAATTTCACGAAAGCGGATACTGCGAATACAATAACTTTATTCCACAGATCCGTGTTCCTATCCCATATATCGGTTTATGGAATTATAATACAATGGTTAAAATTGACGATAAAGACTTTAAGGCAACAAATCCAGGAGTTTGGTCACACAGTCTGCATAAGTTAATGGATCGTAACAAT